TCTGTCTTGGCCTTTTCCTAAGCGATCAACTTGTCTGTCTTGGACTTTTCATTAGCGATCAACTTGTCTGTCTTGGCATTTTCCTTAGCGATCAACTTGTCTTGAATTGCCTTTTCCTTGGCGACCAACTTGTCTGTCTTGGCCTGTTCCTTAGCGACCAACTTGTCTGTCTTGGCCTGTTCCTTAGCGACCAACTTGTCCTTATTCTCTTGCGTTTTGATATTAGTATATTTAGTAGCTAAGTATTCTAGTATTAACGAGAAATCAAGCATAATTTTAGTGCGTTCGTCGCGGAACTTCTTACATGGGGATTTAATATTGCATATTATACGAATCAACCTTTCAAAGTCCTCTACCTGAATGTTCTTGGTTAGCTCAGTGTGACCTTCAGTCGGGCAATATTTCACATCCATATTTAGTAGATAGCCTCCTTCGTCATTAAACGTAAATGTTGGGGTTTCGTCGATGACTTTACTATTACGGTTCGCCTGGGGACGAACAAGGTGATAACCATAATAAATAGTATCAAGAGTGACTCTTAGTAGTTGATGTGAATAACTAGGCATTTTAATAATGTCGCAGCGCCTATCTTTATTGCCAAACAAGTTAACCGTTACATAGTGATCGACGATTAGCTGGTTAAACTTTTTATAAATGCCATTTACAAAAAGTGTTACACGCGTATCCGCGGGTAGAGCGGCGATACGTTGTTTAATCTCGTGTTTTCCCCTGGTAGAATATAATTTCATAATAGCATAACCGGTCCTCTCGGGTTTGCTAAGAAACTTAGTGGTAATATGCCGTTGGAGGTCATATGGTAATGTTTTATCTTTGCCAGAAGCATAGACTAGATTAGGGCTCATATTGAATATATTTTAAATAGAACTGAAGTTCTTACTTGTGATGATCTAGATTGTATAACGAAAAGTTTTTCAATTTTCTGTTTGATAGTTTTGAAAATTGAAAAGTATGTATATGAAACCAACTATACCAAAATGACAAACGAACTTTTGTTGGTCGGTATACTGCTGACAATCATAAGTGTAATGTGTATGATATGTATCATAACAATACGAATTATAGAACATAATGAAGGTAATGATGTATATATTCTGAATTCGACAACAAATGAATTGTATACTATCCCCGAAACTGAAAATACTGATATTACACATAGTAATAGCACTATTGAATTATAACTTGTATCGTTTGTATAGTTCCAAAGCAACTAACCCACCAAAAATTTGTGCCAAACTATATGGTACAATTTCATTTGTAGGAAATTTATCTGCTGCCGACATTACAATCGTGACAGCAGGATTAAGATGACCGCCAGAGATAGGTGAAATCATAACAATAACAAGAGCTAATGCAGCGCCAATAGCAATAGGATTACCAGTTGCGATAATAACATATACGAAGAAGGTCGTGCCTAAGAATTCAGCTAAATAATTGTACATTTTCGTGTCTTATACTGTATCAAGTGAAAAGAATAATATAGTAATTATTTGCGAGCACCTTTTTTTACAGGTGCGACTGACCCACCTGCCCGAACTCTACGTAGAGCACTATTGCGCGAGTTCTTATCATCCGGGTTAGTGAACGAGAACTGATTATTGTTTGAATTGAATGTTCCTTTACCAACTGCTCCTGCTCTGCGTCTACGCATAACATCAGACGCATCTCTAGACTCGCCCATCCATTTGTTGTCAGCCGGTATAACACTCGGTATTGTTTGAATGAAGGTTTGACGGTCCATTTGAAACCTACCCTCATTGTTGGCTTGTACTATCTTTTAATGGCATGGCATTATCCGAAGTAAGAACTGCGTTATTAATATTTTGAATAGTCCATTTCATCTTATACATTTTTTATAAATTCTATACACTTATTATAGAATTTATTACAGGTTGAAAATTAAAGTGCGGGATCATTGTAATTACGGTTCATTGCTTGTTGTTTTCTGAAACGAATATAGTCAGAAGAGTCAGGCACGAACTTAATGTTAGCGGATGATGCTGGAACATTACTACTATCACATGTAAATGTCATTTGGTTAGGACCTCCACACGAATAGTTCTTTCTACCTAAGAAATCACCTAAATTGTTTACTGCTCTAAATGGGGTAGTAATTCTATTCTCACTCTCATATGTGCCAGTAGCATATGGGGTATTCCATGAGCTACGTAATATTCTTCTTGCAATGGCACTTTCGCTATCTCTTTTAGAGCTCACAGTTTGTTTTGCTGAGTGTCCGTTGTAAGGACCACCTAATACTGTATAGATCATATTATGTTATTATACTATAGTCAAATATTTTGTTCTCCGTCCAATCATAAATAATTCCTAAAGTGAAAAATCTTTAGGAAAAATATAATTATATAGTAATGAGCGACAGTGACAATGATAGCAATGAAAATGCGGACATGAATAATGATTATATAAATAGTATTACAATGAATTTTCTAATGAATAAAAGTCAGCATAACAAGTTTGTTTCGATAGAAGACCCCGTAAAATATCAACGAGAACAACGTCACGTACGTTCTTTAATAAAACACAAAAATGAAATCATAAATTTAACAAGAAGACTAATATGTGAACCAGATACCCAAATCACAACAGATGTAAATGAGTCATTCAATGACTATACGCGAACATTGATTCGGTATTTAAAAATGAAAGATATAGAAAACAAGGGATATGATAATAATTCAGATGACGACGTATTATTTGGTAGTGTAGATGAATCTGAAGACGAAGGCCATGTGGAATCCAATTGTCCGAATGTTGATGATATAACTTCATTTTGGGGGACTAAACTTATCAAAAAGTAGAACATGCCAACATTTTTCTAAATAAGATGTATCTAAAAATCTTATTATAATGTATAACAAATCAATATGTCAAGGAAGAACAAGACACCAAATAAAAAAAATAAAACATTGAAGAATTTATTAACTAATCCAACTAAGCTTAATTGTAATCCAAATATAACAGACAATAAAGTGGTTCGCGGAAGTTGTTTACCCGAAAATGTTTTACAGCTCCTTAAAGAAAGTTACAACCAGAACAACCTAGATAATCAAATAACCACAACCAAACCAAGAAATATATGGAACGAATTGAAGAAAAGAATGAGAACATGTACGAAAGAAGACTGCTGGTTGGACGTGATACGTGATCCTCTCCATCGTGAAAAGATGGATAAATATCTGTTTATTCCTCGTCCATTACAACCGGGAGGATGGAAAACTAACCCAAATCAATGGCTAAGTAATCACGATATAGATAATGTGCTTGAGGAATATGGAAATTCATATCCAGCATTTAAGGCAATTAAGACAGCAACTATTGATTTTGATGACTTGTGCTATATAGAAGATTTATGTAAATTAAAAAACAAAGGTCAAATCGAGGAATATTTGAAATTAGGAAAAACCCAAATAGGTGTTGTGTTTAATTTAGACAAGTTTAGTGAAGGTGGGTCACATTGGGTATCGTTGTTTGTGGACTTACGTGATGGATTTGTGTTTTTCTTTGATAGCGTTGGGGATAAGATACCAACTGAAATAAAGAATTTAATAACCCGTTTAAAAAAACATTGCCGAGAACTAGAAACGCCAATAGAGTTGAAGGAATACAACAATTATAGAGTATATCACCAGAAAGAAAATTCTGAATGTGGCATGTATTCGTTATTTTTCTTGATAACATTATTGACCGGTAAAATAAACAACATTCCAGTGAAGTCACTAGACGAAAAGCTGGATTTGTTTAGAAAACCAAGAATACCGGATAAGTATGTGAGTAATTTCCGTAAAATATATTTCAAAGTATAACAAAATATATGTATAGTGTAAAGTAATGAGTGATAAACAAGCCGAAAAGACAAATGATGTAGAAATTACCACGAAAATATACCCAACCGCATATAAAAATCGTAAGGGGTTTCGTGTAGGTAATATGAAAGTAAATTTTGATACGAAAAATGCTCCATTTACAAGTGAAGATCAAGTGGACCATTATTTAAGTGAATTGTTCTCGTATATTAAATGGGCTAGTGTAAAGAAACATCCAGATGATGAAACGTTATCAGACAAAAATAAAAATATTCATGATTTTCTGAAAGCAAAGAAAATAAGTCATCTATTTTCGCCAAAATTAGTTGCCGAAGGAGGCAGAGGTAAGAAACAAACAAAAAAGGGAAAAATGAAAGGAGGACGACGCAAAACAACTAAAAGAAAACCATATATTCGTAAAGGAGGAAACATTGAAGATGGGTCGAAATAAGTTATTTGACTCAAAATAGGAATAAAGACAACACTTCTTAGATAATATTATCAAAAATATTATTTAATGTCGCTTTTCGTTCATCCCGAAAATCAAAAAATTATATGGAATATAATAAATGGAAATCCATATATTATTCGGTATTTTGAATCGAAACCGCACCAAGCCAAAGAAACGTGGTTCCGGAAATCAATTGAAGATTTCTACACGCGAATACAAGGTAAAGAAATAGATCCAAACGATCTAAACAATTTGAATAAGGAAGTTCTCACTAGTATGATACAAAGCGTTCATTTGCAAAACCCTCAATATACAGCCCATGATTCCAGTCAATATAAACCACAAAATGGGAATATGGAACATCCCCAATATATACCACAAAATAGTAGCCCGAATCCTTCTCAGCAACCTCAATATGCACCGCAAACTAGTAGCCTGAATCCTTATCAACAACCTCAACAAGAACCAACTAATACGATGACTCACAGTAATGCCATTAATACTCCTGCAATAGTAAATGATAGTAAAGAAGACGTATTTAATAAACAGTTTCAGATGCGCCAACAAGAATATGATACTATGTTACAGCGTAAAACTCCTCAAGATATTGATTTCCTTGAAACATCTAACGATGAAAACAAGGACATTAATCAATTATTAGAACGAGAAAGGAAAGATCGCGAAGAATTGATGAAACCTATCCAACAAACGAATAAACTAAACATAGATTCTGTGAATAGTAATAATATTAAACTAGAAGCAGTAGAATTACAAGAGCCTAAAGAAAAGAAATCTGTATCATGGAACACGGAATCCCGGAAAGGTAACTTAGCTGAGTTAGTTGAAGTTCAAAAATCCGAAATGTATTCAATGCGTTTACATATTATTGAACTGACAACCCAATTGGAAGAAATGAATAAACGCATATTGCGGGTGGAAACCATTTTACCAAAAAATGAAATTGGTAATACTTCTGAAAAAAAACAAGAAAAGGCGCAACATCATGTTTCCAAGTATGCTAATTTAGAAGAAAATCAGACAGATACGTCATTCGTAAAAGATGAACCCGTATTATTAGAAGATGTAAATAGTGATAGTGATTCGTAGAATAATAATATCCGGGAAGTATATATAATGACTGTTGGTTCAAGAGCTCAAGTATTCCACGGAACTGTCAATAAGACTACCGGTGGGTTAGAAAAGAAGGATTTAATGAAGAATAAGCACGGACGTATTGTGTCTGTCAAGAAGCACAAGACCGCCAAGAAAGATAACCGTCTTAAGAAGGCAGGTTACGTGACAAAGAAGGGAGAATTTGGTTCATTCTTGAAGCCCAAGACTAAGAAAAACAAGACTATGAAGAAGATGAAGATGAAGAAGCAATAATTAGTTCAGGTATATGACATATGATATTTAGATATCATATGAAATAGTATAAAGTGAATATGATAGTATTGAAAATAGAATGGAATTATTTACAAATACTCTTTTTATTAATTTAGAACATCGTAAAGACCGATTAGACCATGCGACGAAAGAATTTAAAAAAATGAGTATAGATGCTGAACGTGTAGATGCTGTTAAAAAAGAGATAGGCGCGATTGGATGCACGATGAGTCATATTAAATGTCTAGAATTAGCAAAGAAAAGGGATTATGATTATGTTTTCATTTGCGAAGACGATATTCAATTTAAAGACCCTGATTTGTTAAAGCAAAATTTGGAAAAATTCAATAAAAATACAAAAATAAATTGGGATGTATTAATCATAGGAGGGAATAATGCGCGTCCATATCAAATAGTGGAAGAGTATTGCTCTCGTGTGTTTTATTGTCGTACTACCACTGGATATATAGTAAAGAAACACATGTACGACATATTGCTTGATAATTTTAACGAAAGTGTATCTAAATTAACCGATGATTCATCAAAGGATTCTGTTAAAAAACACGCAATAGATATGTACTGGCAGCGATTACAATATCAGCATTTTTGGTATATGATAACACCTCCAACTGTAACTCAGTATACCAGTTATAGTGATATTGAGAATAATACTCGTGACACTGAAAACCTATTATTAGATATGAAGAAGGAATGGTGTATGCCCCAACATCTACTTCCATCTAATACTTAATTCGTAAGAAATTAGATAATACAGATTTATTTTTTTCTTCATATTCCATATTTTTTAAATTAGACGAATACTCTTTTTTCATCATTTTTTCGCGGTATATTTGGTCTTGTTGGGCTAACATGCGTTCGGATTCTGGTTTTGAAAGTGGTGTGGTGGATTGTTGCCCTCGTTCACGCATAAAGTGGTCTACTGAAGAATATTTTGTAACATTTTGATAATCACGTTCGCTTACTGAGAAGACAGTTTCGTCCTTATGGACTTTTCGTAAATCATCAAATTTTAATTTACTAAAAGGGTCACTCGTAACATAATTATCATCGTCATCATTGTCTTCGTAAAAGTTAGATGTAGAAGAACGGTTTGATATAATATTCTCAACACCTCTATATTTTACTAAACCCGTTTGTTGATCTTTGATTGAGTTGAATATTTGTCCCATATTGCTAGAATTTACAGTTTGGTTGGTTGTATATGACGGGTCATCATTTTTAAACCATTCGTTTCTACTTTCGTCAACTTTGGTAGCCATGTTTTTTTCAAATAAATCATTGAATTTATCTTGAAATTCGCCTTTTGCCATCTCATTGATGACGGAAGAAACTTTTTTTACGGTTCGGTTATCATCGTCGTCATTTTCATTTGGTGTATATGCGGTACTATTTGGAGTTATTTTCTGGTTTTGTTTGTTTTGATTATCGTAAAAGCGAACTACAACATCAAACGCCTTTTTATAAAAGAGAAAATATTTGGAATCTAACTTTGATTTGTCTGGATGTGTCCGTAATACCACCTTCTTGGCCCGTTTAAGGTCGTCTTGTGAAATATTATATGTTAGATCAAACAACCCAAGTAGATCTTCAAGGGAATACATATGAATATTTAAATTGTGTTCGTTTACTGACATCAGATTACTATAGTATAACCATTAATATTCTTTCAATGTTTTTTACGAAATACATATAGAAATAATGTTGTTATTATTCATATAATATGCCTCTTCCTATTATTACCGAAATCAACTCTCGTGCTGATTACCTAGAACTCATTAAATCCAATACTGGGTTATTTATTGTTAAATTTGGCGCGGAATGGTGTGCCCCTTGTAAAAGAATCGAAAATGATGTCATGGATCAATTTCGTAAGATGCCCGATAACGTTCAATGTGCGGTTATTGATATTGATGTGAATTTTGATGTATTTGCGTTCTTAAAAACCAAAAAAATGTTCGCTGGTATCCCTGCGGTATTATGTTATCACAAAGATAATGATAGTTATATTCCAGATGAGATTCATAATAATTCTAATAAAGATGACCTAAATGATTTTTTTATCCGTTGTATGGAACTACTTTGATTTTCCCATCGTCTACAAATGCTTGATATATTGATGTTAACTTGTAGTTCGGACGCGTAATATCATATACGTAATTCCAAAAATTTAAAACTTGGGGATTTGAAACAATAAGTTGATAATTGTGATCGCACTCTATTGTTTTTATTGTGTCAGATAGGAGATTCAGCGAGCTATATGCTCCGCGATATATTTTATAATATTTATATTTATATATGAAATTATATAAATATGCATTGTAACCAAACCATTCATAAAAGCTTTCAATATAATCTTTATATATTGGGTTTATTAATATAGCATATATATTATTTGGTATCTCATCTAGGAACCGTTGTTCGATAGGGGTTGGTTGATATTTGAATTTTACATAATTGCAGATTACCAAATTTGATGGCGCGCAATTTATTTTCCTTGACATATTTATAATATATGGTATAAATCTACGGATAAACCCACAGTTACAATACTGATTCACTAAAACGACATGAGTATCTGTTGCGTTGTGGGTCGTAATGCGATCACAACATCGTTCATAATCATGTTGTGTAAATGTATCAAATACGATGACTAATTGGGCGGTACTACACAACTTGAAACATGATGGTATAATTTGGAAAATGCCGTTATTTTCATGAGTCATAAAATTGTCATCGTTATTTATTTTACCTCCGATTGATATGTATATGTCACGTATATCATACGTATCAATTATATTATTTATTGTATTCCTACATTCTTGAGGTTCCGATAAATATACTTCTTTAAATTTAGGCATTAATAATGTCTAAATTTAATTATTTGCGGCTGCGTGTATGGTTTGCCTTCTTATTTTTTGAGTTCGTCTTTGTTTTGTTTTTCTTCAATTTTCCTCCAGACGAACCAGATTTAGATTGTTGTGATGGTATCTCCTCAACTAGTTCTGCTTCAATTGGCTCTTCAATTACTAGTTCGGCTTCAATTGGCTCTTCAATTACTAGTTCGGCTTCAATTGGCTCTTCATTTACTAGTTCGGCTTCAATTGGCTCTTCATTTACTAGTTCTTCTTCAATTGGCTCCTCGTCTTCTTGACTTTGTGAATTTGAAGTAGCATCTATATTTGAGAGCATATTTATTGCGGAATCCTCGTCTTCATTGGAAGAATCCATTACAGTTACATATGCTAATACTGATGCGGTAATAGTAACATATATGTAATGGGTCCATGATATAATAGTTTTATTCATTTTTGTGGGTTATAGTTATATAATTGCGACATTTTTTAATAGTATTATGCCTAAATACATTTTCTCTATTCTGATTCTAATCTCGCTCGCGCCAATACAAATCTATCCGTCCACGCCTTTTTTACATTTACCGAGATAGTCGATTTCATATGTCTTTCATATTGTTCCGGACTGTCGTAGTATAGACAAAATGAACCACTGCCGACGTAACCACTTGTATCTTTTACCTTAAAAAACAGTTCTTCGTTCAATGAACCAACAAAATAATTGGGATATTTATTTCCGGTAATTGCATCACGAATCATAGTTCCTGGGATAAATGACGTAGAGTATACTTCGGTTTTAGTTTTGATACCGTCATGTGATCTTACAATACGATGGTATCCAGAGTCAAGCATTTTAATCTCATCGTATTTCCATCCCTGACGAGTCATTCTACCTACCTTTTTTTCAGCGGACTTGACCGAAAGGTCGTCTGTGACTACAGATAAGTCATCATCCGCATTTTGTAGCATATACGCATGGTCGTCGTCATTAAGTGAAAGGATAGAGTTGTTGTCGTAATCGGACATTTAGAAAATACTAATATCTATAGTAACGTGGGTTATAATGACTTTACGAACAATATCTTTATGTAGTTTTTACAAGTTTATTTTCACAATATAATATCAATTCGTATTGTATACAATGATATCAATAAAGCCCGAAATAGAGAACATAATCAATAATAAATTCATGAAAAAAATACAACCAACATCAACTATATATGATATAACCCCTTCGTCTATATATAATAGTATGAATGATAGTAAAACCAACAATGCTAGTAAAACCAACAATGCTAGTAAAACCAACAATGCTAGTAAAACCAACATGGTTGATACCGAAATAGAACCTAGTATGTATATGTATTTGAATGACGATCCATTAAACAAGGTAATTGATATTGTACCTGATACCGAATTTCATTACATATTATATGATGTTATAGATGATAGCGATAAACCATATGTTAAATTCTTGATGAATAATAATAATAATATAATGAAATTTCCGAATGAAAATGCAATTATAGAGAACGATGACAGTGATAGTGATACCAGTAGTTCTGATAGTGAAACTGATGATATCATACCTTTTATAGAGGATGATGATGATGACGAAGAAGATTTGTTTAATATATCATCAAATAACGACGAATATGATGAAGAAATCTTTATTCCCGAACAATGTTCTCAATATCTAAAAAATAATTTTGGTATTACATATGATAATTCAATTGATTATTATAAAGGTTATGTGAATGTTGATGGCAAAGTGTATATATTTATAGATACATCCATTATGAATATAGAAATCCCTGAAAATAAAGAATATTCGTGGGTGATTATAGATGAAATCGTAAACAAGAAATCATCAAATAATATACCCATATGCGATATTGTGGTTGATGTATTCTCTACTAATTTAGACATTAAAAATATATATAATGAGAACAATGACATCATAGAATACCCAATATGTGTATATATATGCGCGAAAGACGACGATAACTATAATAATATTGAAACGACTGGAACATTACACACATCATTAATCACTGATAAAATATCTCATCCAGTCTTTGGTAATATTACAATGTTCTCAACTACACAATTTGTAAAGGATAATATTTATGAGAGATATTGTTTATTCACGAACGATGCTAGTTATATTTTGCATACGAATTTCACAAAAAATGAAGTACAATATATTGATAACAAATCAATAATTCGGTTTCCTTATACCAATATAGAATGTTGGGCGATAAGAGACGCCAGCCTATTTTCCTCTATCTAATATAATGTATATTACCTATATTAGATACTACTGCATGTATCCATTCAAAAACCTTTCAAGAACATCTGCGTTAACAACTCCATCAAAATTATTAATAATATCTTCCTTTGTGGGATTTCTCGCATATACTTCTTCATATCCGTTTATATATTCTATAATTTTTTCAACATGTAAGTTATATTCGTCTTCTTCTTTGCGTATTCTTCTTGCGGTTTCTTGGATTTCTTGTAACTTGATTGTTTCAACCTCTCGTTTTTGATCCTCGTGACGTATTAATTCATTATTTCGTTCGGCCAATATGCGTTGTTGTTCTAAAATAAAATTATCTCTTTCTTTTACTGCGGCTTCTCCGGCGAGGTCTATACCGGTGCCATTCTCGATTTCTTTATACCATTGATTGCGTGTTTCTTCGGCACTAGTAATAGTATCACATATATCCGGTTTTTTTACTTTATCAAACCCAGGCTTATTTTTGAATTTATGTTTGAATTGCTTAACAATACTATTTTCAATAGAAGGACTTGTTTCCATCAATCTGTCGAATTCTAAACGACATGCTTTTATAAAATGCCCTGCCTTGTCACGTTCCAATGGTTTTTTTGCCAATTCAATTCGTACATTGCGTGCGAACTTATCCCAAGCTATAGATGATACACGATGTGCCTCATTTTTTTCCGATACCTTTAAATATTGTTGAATGGTGGTTAAAATACCTACTAAAATATTGATACTACCGATTATTGCGGGTGCGTAATCTTTAATATTTGGTGGGAATGTTTCTTGTGCGAACGATGCGGTTCCGGTAATTGTAGATAAAATAATAGCTGGTATGGTAAACCACGCTTGCATACTTGCTAATTTAGCATGACTCCGAAAGTTCAACCATTTATAACATTGTGCTATATCACACCATTCAACTAATATTGCCTCGTTATCAGGAGACCATACTATTTTGTCATCCATAGGATTTCCATTACCACGAATACTTTGTTTTTCGTCATTCGCATCTAAACTCTTATTTTCAAGATGTTTTGTAGATTCGTCATTTGTATCCATCTAAATATGCTATACATTTACATAATATTCTATTTTGTTGTAGATACGATTTCACAAAAACTATTCTATAATATTATGTGTATCATCTGTAACTATAGGTGTAGATGTAGACGTAGGGTTATCATTGTTCTCCATAATTAATGTTATATTTACAGTTTCGTTTCCAGGTTCTTTTGTTGTTTCGTTTCCAGGTTCTTTTGTTGTTTCATTTTGATTATTATTATTAAATTGTTGTATAGTTTCAAGAGTTTCTTCTTCTATAGGTTCCATCATTGTATCCGTAGTGTGAGTTTCATGTTCTTCGTCATCTTCATTATAATCAAACTTTCGAAGAGTATCTGCTTCTTCAACGTCATCTACCGAATACGCATGATTTCCATTAACATTATCTTCAATTTCATTATCAAAATCTTTAAGTCGAATTAATAAGGTTTTTATATGTTTTGTCTGAGATATATGAAAGAACGATAAATAATTGACATATAATGATATTTGTTGCTTTAATATGCAATTTTCATGTTCCAATGTATTAAGTAAATTTGAAATAGAGAACCCGATACGTGTCTTATTATTATAATTTGTTATTTTCGCTTGGTTTATTTCATAACATTCATATAAAAAATTTATAAATCTCATAATGTCTTGGTGGATATGTTTAATATCATCTAAATTATATTCCTGGAACGGGTCTAAATCCTTATATGGAGGGAATGTGTAAAACTCGATTTGGTCTGCGCTTAAATCATCACTATTATCTTTGATATAGTTGACAATAAGTGTATATAATTTATAATAGTCGCAGTACATCCTATTATTTAATAGTATGCGAAACCGGTCAATGTTTTCTAACTCAACTGAGAATAATTTATATTGGAAAAAAAAAGAGTCTAAACTGAAGAGTAAAGCTTTTTTTGTTGTGGTTTTCGAGAGTTCTCCGTATATTGTTTTCAACTCCAATATTTTAGTATTTACTTGTGTTTTTACTTTAGTTACGTCATTGCGTAATAATAATATGTTATGAAAAGTAGACTTTAATTTGTCAAGATTATGAGATAAATTATTCGCCATGTTATATACTTTCGTTACATAAAAAGTTCATTATATCATGGCGAACGCCCGGGTCCTCAAATATATTCTAACATAAGAAATCAACCGACCTTTCATTCAATAAGTCAAATGAAGGTTCCCACATATTATATGGTTTATATTTACCTTCTGAATATGGGTTATTATTCTCTTTGCTAGCAGTATCATCTGACAGTGTGCTATATCTAAAGAATGGAATATTTTTGAGATCGGGCAAATTAACGCGTTTACTTCTATCAATATGATGTTTAATTTCCCAATATTGCGCGGCTTCTTCATCGTATAGCAGTCGTATCATTCCATATTCATAGACATTATTTTTAAATGTAGTAGCTCGTTTGGTAGAATACAATTTAATACTAACGAAAGCGTAATAGTAGCTATTTCGTTTTTCATTGATTTTATATTTAAGATCTATGTTAGTAACATCACCTATGTCCATACGAGGAAATACAGATAATATTTCTGATTTGGTAACCGAACCAAGAATACGAGGAATATAAATTTGGATAGTGGACGTCATTGTTAGATTGTTATTATTATCTAGAATCTATAATTATTTAGGTTTTCAATTTTACAAACAACATAAAAATTGATTAAACATATAAAACATATAAAATATGTAAATAACATATATAACTATGAGTGATACACCCACCGACACAACCCAAACTGTAAATAATATAGATAATACAACGATACTGACTAAACCGGATATGGTAAGAACAGATACCCTGTCGAATTTAGTAACCGCACCCAAATTGACGAATCACATTATAACTAGTGTAGATTTGAATGATATTCCCCGCCCAGTTCTTAAACGAAGCAGCCCAATAACACATATGCGTGTTAATCATACAGAAACGAATAGTAAAAATAACAAATTAATGATTGATGTGATGGAAGAATATATTCTGCACGAACATAAGTAATTTACACAAAAACAAGTTAAACAGATTTGACACATATTATAAATATACGATGGAATCATTAGACGTTCCTACTAATTTTGTTACAGTAATTAATGATTTTGCAAATGATTTATCTACAACATTTCCAGAATACAATGATAAATGGGAGAATTTAACGAAGGAGATAGATGTTTCATCGCGAGACGAGTTATATAAGCATTGTATGACGGTCTACCCAGAACGTTTTTTTGATATCTTATACCAAAACGCAGATATTTTTTCAGACAAACAAGATACGAATGTTAATTTTTTGCCGAATGTAGATTTTAAAATTCTTTATAATTCCGACGGAGTTACTGAAAATATTCGTAAAACAATATGGAAATACTTACAATTGGTCTTATTTACCGTAGTAGGCAGTGTAAAAGACAAGAGTATATTCGGAGATTCTATGAATATGTTTGAAGGAATCGATGAAAAAGACTTACAGGCAAAACTAGGGGAGACAATGGAAGGTCTTACTGATTTTTTCAAAGACATGGGTAAAAATGAAAGTTCGGAAAGTGCGGAAAGTTCGGAAAGCGCTAGCCCTTCAGAAGAAGAACCATCCCAGCCATTTAATATGAATGGAATGCCTAACATGGAAAATATGCAGGAGCATTTACATACACTATTTAATGGTAAGATTGGTTCCCTTGCTAAAGAAATGGCAGAAGAGATTTCCGGAGACTTTACTGAGCTACTTGGAGATAATGTTGAAAACGCAAATCCTCAAGATATTATGAAGAAGCTTATGAAGAATCCAACTAAAATAATGGGATTAATGAAATCTGTAACTGGCAAATTAGACGCAAAAATGAAAAGTGGTGAAATCTCCCGTGATGAGCTTATGAAAGAAGCAGGGGATCTTCTTGGTAAAATGAAAGAATCAACTGGAGGTGCTGAAATGTCAGAGATGTTTGCTAAAATGGCAAAGAGTATGGGTGGAATGGGTAAAAATATGAAAATGGATACAAATGCGATTGAGCGTATGGTAAAATCCACAAAACTAAAGGAAGACATGATGAATCGTCATTCGGCCAAGAAAGACCAAATGTTAGAACGCGCAAGAGAAGAAGCTGCGTTGGTCCAACAACGAATTGACGCACAAGAAAAATTAATGGCAAAGTGCTCGTTGGAACAAAAAGATGGGACTAATATGGTATTCAAATTTAACGGAGAATCTTCGCAGGAAAAGTCATTTATTCATCCAGATCTATTGAAAGATATAGAAGCTGACGAACTGAAAAAAACGACAACTACTAATAAACCTAAGAAGAAGAAGAAGAAGGGCAAGAAGTAGTTTGTAAATATTCTTATCTGTGTATAGTTTAATTAATGGGACTTTTTAAGTACGTCAAATTAAACGTTTTTATAATTAGTTTAGCGTTCGGATTATTTGCCGTCTATATCACTATGCCAGATACACGTAAAATTTATGTTTATCCTACCCCTGAGAATATAGACGTGCTGCAATATAAGGACAAGACTGACACGTGTTTCCAATTTAAACAGAATGAGGTAGATTGTCCCAAAAATGACAGTGAAATAACCAAGATACCGGTTCAAAGCTAATCATTATTTTACATAATTACGAATGCGTATGTAAAATAGACCAAAAAACACAGAAGAGAATCAAGTATAAGATATAGAAAAAATATTTATGTGAAGGTAATGTATATTATATTATGAATCTATCACGTTTACTACACACTGAACTGGGACAAACATTTATATCAATACTGCTTGGTTTAGGTCTCGCGACATTGTTTAGAAAGGCGTGTACGGATAAGAATTGTCTAAAATTTAATGGACCAATTATTAGTGAAATTGAAGATAAAATATTTAAGCATGATGATAAATGTTATAAATATACGACCACATCTTCAAAATGCGACAATACAAAACGCATTATTAACGTATCAGATAAACCACAAGTAAACATTTAAACCCTTGGTATAATCAAATATATTTAGAACCATTCGTAAAACTATACAATCTTACTTATATCATATTGTATAGTAATGGAGAATACAACCACCCGAATTTCAGATTTACCAGACCAAAATTCGCAACATATGCAACAACAACGCCCTATGAACCAACAACAATCCGCAACTCAATCAGAACTACCTAATAATTATACTCCTATCAACGTCCATCCAAATCCATATGGCGTATCAGACCAGAATCCCATAATGACACCACCCGAGCAACCAATCAGTCCTCAACAAGAAGGTTTTTCTAACAATTCCGCTACTCAACAAGTTCCCCAATATTTAAGCGAAGAACAACGTGAAATGATAATGCCATCGCAACAACAGCGTCTACCATCTCGTCATATACACCAAGATACGACTCAATACGCACAAGACGAACAAATTCAACCAAATTATATACCACCCGGAAACGTTTCTAACGATTATGTTAGAGAGCATGAAGAATTTACTGATAAACACATTCAGAAACATGAAAGAGAAACCACTCGCAATCAACAAATAGATGATATTTTGAGTGATTTACAAGTTCCCATTTTTGTAAGTATATTATACTTTTTATTTCAACTTCCCATTATAAATGCATATATATTCAAACGTTTTTCGTTCTTATCCATTTATAATGATGATGGTAATTTTAATTTTTACGGATTAGTGTTTAAAAGCTGGATTTTTGGCAGTATCTATTACACCATTACAACGTTTACTAATTTTTTGATTAGTCTATAGTCCGAATATTTTCAATATTTTATTACCAGTGCCCGTTTTTTTTTTCACAGTCTTAGCAACAGGTTTCGTTATGTTTTTCTGTGCTTTGGAAACATTTTTCGTATCAGTTGGAGTATATTTTAGAAACCACTCACTATATTCAGTCGTGTTCTGTTTACCCTTCAACTCTTTAAATTTTTGAGTTTTTTCAGACCGAATATCTTCTATGGTGGTTTGTTTACCATAACATTGATTTGTAAAACGCTTTAAAATCCCCTTTTGTTTTAATTTGTTTTTCTCTTGAATAGTAAATACATACTTAGCCATACACAATAGTCTTACGTCGTGTAATTTTTTATCACCATAAACAAAGCTTAAATATAGACTCATTATAGTATCAATCGTAGCTATTTTGACAACTTTACCTTGAATCGTTATTTCATTATAACTATGACAAGCAATTGGTTTATGTATTATGGCTATAATATCCAATTTACCGACAGATATTTCAATATTTTCCGGTATTACCTCTCCAACCGCAGCATTTCGTTTGAACTTAATATTTTTGATACCTTTATCTTCTAATTGTTCTTTTAATATTAATGCCGTATTTTCTATGTCTTCAGACAGAACATCGAAATCCGGTATTTGTTGCGATTCGCGTTTATCGCCATTCTTTATATGTTTTGAATATAATCCACTCGCATATCCACCAAAAAACACAACGCCTTCATCGACAAAAACGTCTCTAGTAATTAAATAAATTTTTTCTTGCTCGGACATGTCAGCTTCCATTTTTCTTTGAAAATCTATACTATCACAACCAGATGTAGTTAATGGATAATATTTGTTTAATAAATTCAAGCGCTCTAATACCTTCTCCCATCGCGATACATCTCCATCAGGTCTAGATAATTCCAAATACATTGACATTCGTAAATAATTAGGGGGAGTATAATGAATACCTGATTTTTTGATAGAGTCACGTTTAATTGAATCAAATAATTGTTTTGGCAATTGTGTTATATCGGCAATAGGAATAAAGTTGACAAACACTTTATATGTTCCATAATGAACGCCTGCCTTTGCTTCTACATTAGTATATCCATTATTTAAATATATATCAGCTAGCTCCTTAGCATCATCCATTGCGGTTGATGAAAAAAAATCATAATCTGGTATTTCGGCCTCTTTATCATAAAAACGCGCATTTTCTGGCAAGATATTATTAATAGCAGTTCCACCATAACAAATTAATTTCTTTTTAATAATAAACTCTTCTACTATTTTTATCATTTGTTGAACGTCTTCGTCACTAACAATTCGTTTTCCCGAAGCATTCTTATTTTTTTTGATAGCGCTTCGCAACACTGCCATTTCACATTCTTGAAATGTCATTTTGTCCGTACAATCTTCTGGGTAAAAAGTTTTCTTTGATTTTTGTGACTTATTCTTATTGTATTTACCCATCGTATATACAATAATTATACATTTTTTACTGCTTATTGATTCTTTTTCAAATAGTCAATTGTATACGCTAAAGGAAGTATTCCACCTTTGTTATCGTCAAACATTCGTTCATATTTTTCTAATTCATCGTCATTTGAATAAAATTTATACAATACAAACTGAGCTCCATAATTCAATATAAAATCATCTATATCGGGGTTTTTCGCATGATTATTAATAGTATCCGGCAGAACTAACCTCATATTCTTAGTACTCGTACACAATCCGCATTTATCTTCCACCCGCACGTGATCGTAACTTAAATTCAATAATTCGGTATATCTATGTAAGAATAGATCGTCTGAACCGCTCTCTAAATTAACAATGCTAGATAGTGCGTAGCAATTAGTTTCAGTTGGACCGCATGTAGATTTATCTTTATAATTTCTATCTAGTGTTTTGTCAACAATGATTACTATTTTTCCTTGGATTTCTGACATCTTAGTTTCTTTAGTAACATCGCCTACATATAATTTTGATTTCATAGTTGAATCAATTGCCTTTGATATTAGACGATAAAGTCTTGTATCATCTCCTTCGGATTTGATCCTCAAATGGATAAATAATGGGTCATTTGTATTAGGTGTTGGTTGAACGAATGCGAATGTAGTTAACATACTAAAGACATTATTCAACAACAATGTATTTGTCGTATCAATTGTTTCTAGATTTTTATCATTTGTATATGTAATCATAGGTGCATCATCAATCAACATTACTTCGAAATCTAATAAACGTACTCCTCGTGTTAATAAATATTTAACCATGTCTATATTTACATATTTTCCAGTAACCGCACTATTATAAGATGATTTGATAACGTAATCCTTCAAAAAAGGTTTGTCATTCGACTTGGATGAAATATAAAAATCATCAGGTGGTAATGACACAATACTTGTTGGGTCGGAATCTATTAAACTATTATATTCTCCTTCTGCTGTCCCAAATAAGTCGAACCCTTCCGTCGTATTACATTTACATTCAGCGTTCTTACATCTGGATTTACATTTTAGTGATTTACATTGTAATTTATTAAGAATTCTTGATATCATATTACGTTTCCATATAAAACGATATATTACATATACGAATATACAAATGCTGAGTAACAACAATATACCTTGAGTTTTATTCATTCTTGGTATTTGTTGGATTATATATATATATATATTTGAAGATTTAATATATTATCACTAACAAATATAATAGTAATTATATATAAACTTATAATAATGGCTGGTGGATTACTAAACATTGCTGCCGTAGGAAATGCAAATCTATTCTTAACTGGAAATCCAAGTAAAACGTTCTTTAAAGTGACATATTGTAAATATAGTAATTTTGGCCTTCAAAAATTTCGTATTGATTATAATGGGGCAAGAGATTTGCGTTTAACTGAACCATCAACCTTTCAATTTAAGATACCAAGACATGCTGAATTACTAATGGATACATATATAGTAGTAACATTACCAGATATATGGAGTCCTATACATCATCCATTACCCGCACCAATACTGTCAGCTGAAGGCGCAAATGTGATTCCGGATTTAGTAGATGGTAACGATACGGGATGTAGATGGGCTCCCTATGATTTTAGGTGGATTGAAAATATTGGTGCTTCCATGATTCAAGAAATTGAAATTACAAGTGGGTCGTCGACTATTCAAAAATATACTGGCGAATACCTTTCTATGATGGTTGAGCGTGATTTTAATACTGAAAAAAAGGAGCTATTTAACAAAATGACCGGAAATGTTCCGGAATTAAATGACCCAGCTAATTGTAATGGTCGTATTAATTCGTATCCATCAAGTGTGTACGCACAAAACCCCGCTGGTGCCGAGCCGTCTATACGTGGACGAAATCTATATATACCGATTAATACTTGGTTTACCCTGAATAGTTCATGTGCGTTTCCTCTAATCGCTCTCCAATATCAAGAACTTCACATTAACGTTACATTTCGACCTATACAAGACTTGATTCAAGTGCGTGATGTATTTGATTCCAGAAATAATTTTCCGTATATAAAGCCTAATTTTGGTGAGTCTCGATTTCAAATGTATCGTTTTTTACAAACACCTCCTTCATTAAAAATATCCGCCGAAAACTATCAAAATACACTTTCTTCATGGAACGCGGACATTCATTTGATGTCAACTTACTGTTTTCTATCCAAAGACGAAGCCGAACTATTCGCAAGAAAAGACCAGGTCTATTTAGTTAAAGATGTATTCACGCATACATTTGAAAATATCACGGGAACGCGGAAGGTTAAGTTGCAATCACCACCTGGCATGGTTTCAAGTTGGATGTGGAACTTACAGCGAAACGATGTAAATTTGCGTAATGAATGGAGCAATTATACAAACTGGCCGTATAAAATGTTGCCTGCGGGTAGTATACCATATACGAATGCTAATACACAAGGCGCTTTTCCCAATATAGATCCAGTTGATTTACTTGTCACGGGTTTTTTAACTACCGGTAATTTTTCAGTAGAGAATCGAAAGGAAATACTTGAAACCATGGGTATACAACTGGATGGCAGTTATCGTGAGAATATGTTAACTCGTGGCATTTATGATTATATTGAAAAATATACCCGAACAAAAGGTAGTGCTAAGGAAGGAATTTATTGTTATAATTTTTGTCTCGATACGAGCCCATTTGAGTATCAACCGTCTGGAGCAATTAATTTAAGTAAGTTCAAAAATATAGAGTTAGACATTACAACTTATGTTCCGCCGATTGATAATATTAATTCCAGTTTTGATGTTATTTGTGATGGTGAAGGAAATCCTATTGGATTTCGTAAAGAAAATTGGAGATTATATGACTATAATTACAATATGACCCTATATGAAGAGAGATACAATGTATTGTCATTCATAGGTGGTTCGTGTGGCATGTTACATTCAAGATAAGTAGTATATCGCGTGTTAATTTCATTTTTATTAAGATTATATAGTATAACAAATAATTGTATACTATATAATGAAAGAACCCCGGAATAGTAATAAAGTATTTAGTGATGACAATAAAGATATGGAATCCACTAACTTTCAAACCGAACATATGAAGAACAAAATAAAGAATATTAAGAAACGAAAAAAAATATTAAACATTCAAAATATTGAACCATTGGTTAATGTTCATGAAAAAACGAACACTCAACCGTCGCAATCAAACCAAAAAGAGGGATTTACATTTCGAGATGAAGACTGGACGGGTGATGATAGTATTTACGAAGGAGGAAAAAAGGCAGCGGTTTCAGAATCACGTTCATTCGCTCAACTAATTGAAGACGCATATAAAAAAATGACCGATGGGTATGATAAAATGATATTCAACTTCACAAAAGCAGTAAGTAGTGACGGTAAACATATTAATTCTGACAAAGGGCATCTAAAAAAATATATTAATTGGATGTTAGCAATAATAGTCGCATCTATCGGTGTATACAATTGGTGTTTTATTATGTTTTATAGAGATGTTGCCAATACTCGCGTGAAGGCATGGAATGTTCCAAGAGATTATATTAACAAGCGTGCTTCGTCTAATCCATTTTTCTCGTTCATTGAATTATTTACTGATATACCATTATTCTTTACCGATTTCTTCAAAAAATACATTATTGACTGGATACCGGACACTATTATGTCTAAAATAGATGACCCAAGATCACAAAAATCGTATGATGCTGTGTTAATATCATTGTTTATGTTTATATTAACCGCATCTGTATTTATGGTAAATGGCTCTGGAGAAGTTATTAAAAATATAATAGTAGACCTTGCTAAATTTGAATTTACCGGTGTTTTGCCGATTATTATTTACACAGTTAGTGCTATACTATTTATACTAACATTTATGGAAACTCATCCTATAGCTGCCCTTTTGCCGATAGGTGGATTTATTTCATTTGCTAAATTTTTTAACCCAATGTTTTGGGTAGAAAAAGTGGTTCAATTAGTCTATTTAATTTTCATAGGAGTACCATTCGCAATGGCAACCTTAAGTGGTTATATATTGTTCCATACCTTTTTCGGACTATTTTATAATGGATCTGATATATTAGATACAAAAGCCAAATTTGATGAGTTCTTGAATAGATATAAACCAGAGGAACGTCAGAATACGTCATGTAACCCACTTAGCTTCTTTGAAAAAATTATAAATAACATGATTAAGATATTTAACTACATATATGATAATTGTATTAAACTAGGATTTATGAGTGTACTGATGTATGCTTTAATTGATTCACTAATAAATGTCAAGAACGGTGCTCTTAAAGAGATAATCGCGGCGATTGTGGGTTGTTGTATATTAGTGATTTTAGGTATTGTTTATGTTTATTGGAAGGGTAACGTTCAGCAACCTTCAACTGAGGAAAATATCACGCCACCAACTGTTAATGAAACATCTATGATAAATCCTATGAATATACCGAATCTGGAATCAATTCCTACAACTGACACTATAAATAATATCGCTAACAATTTACCTATTCCCGAAAAAGAGACCTTTACTAAAATGGTAGACAATTTGAATGTCACTGACAATACAAAAATTCAAGATGGGTTGAAATCTGGTATGGATATGCTATCGAATTTTAAATAGTTGAAAACAAAATATATTAGTTTGTAATTACAGATATAAATACAAATTAATGATATAACTATTAGCAATTGGTCGATATGTTATCAAAATTTATGGAATATTACAAACAGTTAGACATTACCATTACCAATAATGAACGAAACGAAAAAGTAGCGGTTATTGTAGAACCGCGAAAACATGAATACATTATACCGGTGATAAAACAAGTTATGAGCAAGTTTGATGACTCTTGGAATCTGCGAGTTTTTGGAAGTGATATGAATGAAGCGTACATAAAGGAAAATATAAAAGGTAATTATGCTTTTATTAACACAGGTATTAATGACCTAGTTTCACCGGATGCTTACAGTTTATTACTTCAAAGTCCGCAATTTTGGAATAAAATTAAAGAAGAAAATATTATTATATTCCAGACGGATTCATTCATAATAAACAATAATTATGAAATACCAACTCAGTATGGTTTTTTGGGTGCGTACTATTATGTTTCGCATATTTTTGATAATATTGAGGTAGCGAGTCCATTGCCGGGTGTTCCGAATATATGTGGTGGGTTTTCGTATAGAAAAAAATCAGTTATGATAGATTGTGTAAATAACGTTACATATGATGATATTATAGAACATCGGAAAACGCATAACTTAGATATTCGGGTATTTATTAATAGGTTTATTTTACCAGAAGATTGTTTTTTTCATAATGCAATGGTAGTATTAGGATACGATATTCCAATGAATACTACGGTAGCTAGCGATTTTTGTATAAATACTTTATATAAACAATTGAATATTGACCCTTTATCCACTTTCGGCATTCATCCATTTGATAAATTCGATAAACAAGATATAGATAATATATGTGGAGAACTATTGAGGAATATCTGAGTTCTTCACCAAATATATTAGTTTGTAATTACAGATATAAATACAAATTAATACTATAACTATCCGTAATTATGGGAGAAAATGATAAGAAACCATTGGAGAAGTATCCTCTTATAAGTATATGCACCCCTACATTCAATCGGCGTCCATTTATTGAAAATATGTTTACCTGTTTCCGTAATCAAGATTACCCAATGGATCGAATTGAATGGATTATCGTAGATGATGGCACTGATAAAATTAAAGATTTAATTGTAGCATCTGACATTCCTCAAATCCGATACTTTGAAATAGAGAAAAAAATGTTTCTAGGTGAAAAACGCAACTATATGCATAAACACGTAAGGGGATCAATTGTCGTCTATATGGACGACGATGATTATTATCCTCCAAATCGTTTTTCCCATGCCGTAGAAAGACTTCAATCCAATCCAGAGGCATTGTGTGCTGGGGCAAGTGAGATTTACGTGTATTTCAAAGGGATGGACAAGATGATTCAATGTGGTCCATATGGACCAAATCATGCGACAGCCGGTACATTTGCGTTTAAAACAAAATTGTTAGAACAAACCAAATATGAAGACAACGCAGCATTAGCAGAAGAAAAGGCATTCTTAAAGAACTACACAATTCCGTTCGTACAACTTGACCCATTAAAAAGTATCCTGGTATTTTCTCACGAGCATAATACATTTGATAAACGGAAAATGTTCGACCAAAAACAAGACCCTAAATATTTCAAGGAATCATCGAAAACCGTAGATACATTCATCCAACATAAACATGAAAGTAACATAAAGAAATTCTTTATGGAGGACATAGACACGCTATTAGATAATTATGACCCTGGAAAACCCGAGATGAAACCAGATGTACTCAAACAAATTAAAGAAATTGAAACAAAACGCGCACAAATGATTAAAGACCACGAAGAACAACAAAAACAAAATGGACCAATTATGCTTACCCGTGAAGGACAACCGCCAGTTCAACTATCAAATCAACAAGTCGTTCAAATTATGGGACAACATAAACAACAAATACTTGATCTTACCAAGAAAAATGAAGAATTGCAGAGATTCGCCCAATTGCTACAACAAAAGGTGATTGAACTCAATAAAAACAATAATGCACCGAAACTACTAATATCTGATACTAATTACGACCCCACCGAAAAAGAACAACTTATCGCACAAATTGGTGCTTTAACAATCAGAAATGAAAGTATTGAAACACAACTAACTGAGTCTAATACTACCATTTCTATGTTAACACATAAAATAGATAATACCATTTCTATGTTAACACATAAATAGATACTACTTCAACTTGAAGCATAGCACATACTATTATTGATAAACCCATCCCATAAATAATCGTTCATGTCAATAACGACTAGTTTCTCTGAATATTGATGAAATTCATACAATTTCATCAATTACCCCCTTATTCATTCTCATCTACGATATCAATTGCTATCATGTCTTTTTTTACACTTTTATCCATATATCTATACATACGTTGTATATCTAATTTATTAATATTATAGTTTTCAAATATTTTGTTAATATCATTTGTCTCATCGTTATTCATCATTAATCGTATTTCTTGGAACATGAAAATCAATTCAGATTTATCTATATCTAATTCTTGGCATAATCCGTATATAAACATCATATTATTGTATTCGGTTGAGTATTTTGTCAATACCTTTGTAAATCGCACTTCAGATGTAACAAACATATTTTTATTTTCCGGAAAATTGTCATGATAAATTTTATTATTATGAAATGTTTTCATTAGGGAACTCATTTCGTTAAATTGCCAAATTTGATTTTGAAAGGTAATTCTGTCAATATAATCAGCATAACACATTTTATCCAAGATTTTTTGATATACAGGTATAGATTTACACCTATCATATTTTTCTATCATATCAACTATATTTTCATGCCATAACAACGCAACAATCGTTCTTTCAGTTTCATTCATTACCCGATTATGTTGATTTAATGAAACATAATTGTTAATTAATGTCTTCGTAATTCGTTTGGAATCTTCATTACTAGACTTTCGTTGGAATATTAAAGACAATGAATTGCCTTCTAGAAGCAGAGGATTTTTGCTATAAATATCATATACAAAATTCAACTTACGTACATCACATTGGATATACTCTAACAATGTTTGTTTCTTTTCTTGATTATTATGATTATTTAAATCTGGAAACATAGTTATTAGTATATGATCGATTTGGTTCATTGTTGGTAATTTTAATTCAAATGTATTGCATACTTTCATCAATTCGCGAATTTTTTTATCAATACAATAATTACCGATACATATAATTGGGTTCATTGTAGAATTCTCTAATTTTTGTTTTTTCGTCTTCTTTTGACGTATTAGTTTTATTAATGCGGTAATGCCACCTTTATCACCATTATTCATACCATCTATTTCATCCATTACTATTGCTATTTTTTTCACTTTACCTGCCATCATATCAAGTACATTTCTGTTTGATATGTTATTGCTGGTTATTGTATTGATTAATCCTGTATTGCGAACATCCCCTGCGTCATACTTGATTACATCATAACCCATCTCTTTTAATAGGTTCATTACGAATGTGGATTTTCCTGACCCAGGAGAACCATATATATATATACCTTTTTTGTATGTTAATTCATTGCACTTCTTATCAAAATCATTTAATATGGACTTTATATTATCAGTTGTAGTTTGTCTTTCAAATATTCGAGTTAACTCTGCATTATTAATTATTTTTTCCATGTGCCAGATTGTTATATTATAATGGTATTTTTATAACTCATTTCATACGAATAATATTTCATACAATAAAATATTATTTTACATTTTTAAGCAAAAGAACTGAAATTTGCGGTTCTTGGTATAAATTTACTAGGTCTTTCGGGTAAGGCACCAAATCTGGTGAAATTATTATTGGTTCCATAATTTTGACCTTGATTTCCACCAGTTTGTTGATATGCCATATTTCCGGACGCTTGTTGTTGTTGTTGCTGTTGTTGTTCGGGAGTTAATACCTTTACGGCACCACTTCCGGCATCGCGAATTAGCCCAGTCGCACCACCGGTAACATCTTGAACTAATCCGGTAGCACCGCCTACTAATTCACGTCCTAAGCCAAGTGCACCACCAAGTATTTCGCGTCCCAGTCCCACAGTTCCACCCACTGTATCTTTGGCAAGTCCTACTGCTCCACTTGCGGTATCGCGTGCCAAATCAGTTACTTCACCTACTGTTTCAGAAATTACGTTACCATTTTCATCAACTACCTTAGTTACTTGTTTTTCATCCTTAACCATAGATTTGCCATCAGCTCCCTTGGTTCCACAACCACCATTACCACCACAATTGGTACAAGCATCATTTTTAGGACACATAGGACAAGAAGGGCATACAGGAGGGACAATTTGAGTTTTTAGGATATAATCGTCAGACTTTGCCTCACTTACTTTGGCAGCTCCATCTTTATCTTGGTTTTCCGCGGTTTTCTTATCACACTCACTTTGGGTGGGTTTCTCAATCTTATCACCATTATCCATTCCGTATAAAGTGAATCTTTTTACATTCTTTAATACTAAAGAATCCATAGTGCCTGACTCAAACCCACAAACAGCTACTAAGGTTTTATCATTGTTTTTAATGTAAACAACTATGTTCTCACCTTGCCCGTCTAATGTAGTCCACGCCTTTAGTTCAGCAAATTTTTCTTGATTTTCGTGAGTTTTATTAGTTTCATATGTTTCATTTACCTTGTCAATTGAGATTGTATCACCGATACCATTATAGATATTAATACTTCCGGTATTATGCTCTTTGCGAACAATTAAATTGGAAGTAGCAAGATCATATAGCACAAATTTATCTACTTGATATAAATCGTGTTCTCCGTATTTTTCAGCCTTTACATATTTATTATTGTTATCATCTTGAGTATTGATATAGTTAGTGAGTTCAACTGGTTTTACATCTACAACACTACTCTTTTCTTTAGAAAAGTAGAATACACCCTTAGGGACCATTTTTCCATCGGCATTTTCAAAAACAGTTAAATATGTTTCATTTTTCCAAGGCATATAAAAAACGGTGGTTTCAGGGGCGAATTCGCTTTGACTAACATAACTCCAGGAACCATATGTGGTATCTACATTATCGATTAAACTCTCCTGGGTTGGCTTCTTAACACATTCTGCTGTCTTTGTAATATCATAAATATAACTATCTGCTCCATTGCGAGGAGTAATAATTAATCGCTTTAATGTAGATGTTTGAGAATCCATGTTTTCATGTCCTTCAGAAAGGTTTTCTCCTACAACATCTACAACACCATTTGCGTTATTTAATGCGTTTTTAACCGATGGAATCGAATCAACTACATTCTCTGGTAAATTAGGTCCTTCCTTCTTTATTTTACTTGCTATTTCATTTACTATTGTATCTTTATTTTCAGTAATGTCATTATTTAATCCATTGCTTAAGTTACCTAATAACGGTATAGTCTCATCTATTTTTGTTCTTACTTTTTCTTTTATTTCTTCTTCACTTGAATTAGATGACTCATTCGCTATAGTCTTGATAGTATTGGAAATATTTTCTCCTATTTTACCAACCATTTCAGCATCCTCATCAGCACCATTATTCGAGGGTTCTCCTTCACTTTGTTCTTGACCTTCGGTTCCATTTGGTGTTTGTGTATTCCATTCGACAACTGCCTCTACAATGTTTCCATTTTTCTTATCATAGAATATGGTTTCGGTTAATTGTGTCAAGGGGGATGTTTGAGAATATTCAGGTAATATAAAATCACTAAATTGACCTTTATCATTGAACATGTTCTCAACACCTTCTACAAGGTAGGAATTTCTAAGGTAGATTGATATTGCTAAAACTATGAGTAATATTAAAAAAATGATTAGAGGTGTTAACTTAAAACTCTTCATTATATATAAACTATAGGACGAAAAATATTTTGTGACGAAAAATTGAATAGAAACGTTATTTTTGTAAATATTTCAAATACCAATGGAAACTACTAAAAAGACACGTGTTAAAAAAGAAACTCCGTTATTAGACCGTTTTTATAGCGATAATGCGGACTTGTATGAAATATCTATGGATGAAGCCGGTCGCGGTTGTATGTTTGGCCGTGTATATATTGCGTCAGTAGTTCTTCCTAAAAATCCAGAATTGTTTTCAGGGGTGGATATTAAAGACAGTAAGAAATTCAGTTCTAAAACAAAATTACGTGAAGCAGCAGAATATATAAAACAAAATGCTCTAGCCTGGCATATTTCATATGCGGAAGCAACTGAAATAGACAATAAAAATATTCTTGCGTGCGTGATGGATGGTATGCATAGTTGCATTCGTGAGTCTATACCAAAAGTAAATGATGTAACTGGGTGTCAACATAACACGTCAAAATTTATGGCGGTTGTAGACGGTAACTATTTCAAACCTTATTGTCATTTTGATGCCAGCACGAATGACTATCAACAAATACCTTATGTTACTGTGGAAAAGGGTGATGGTAAATATATGGCTATCGCTGCTGCGAGTATATTAGCAAAGACTGCCCGAGATGATTATGTATTAGAAATGTGTGAAAAATATCCAATTTTATCAGAACAATATGGTCTTGATAAAAATATGGGGTATGGAACCAAACTACACATGGCCGGCATTCAAGACCATGGTATAACGCAGTGGCATCGTCGCAGTTTTGGTTGTTGTAAAACAGCCATCGTAACAGAGATCGATTAACTTACATGTCTTGAGCTGTTTGGACTTTTACATCTTCATTAAACTGATGTTTTTTATTTATAAATATTATATCAACCTGCATATTATAATTAAATATGTAATGAGATTCTACAATATCATAAGGAATAAATCCTATAGAATCCATATATTTTATATGCTCTAAAAAATTGGGTACACCTTTATTATATTCTCCAAAAAACGGCATTTCTAACAAAATAAAATCAGTTTTATGTAAAATGTTTGTTGCACCTTTCAAAATAGGTATTTCAGCACCTTGACAATCTATTTTGATAAATATATTATTATCATTTGTCATAATGTGGTCGTTTTGTATAATTGCGTCCAATGTGATGGTTTTTCGTTTTATAGGGGCTACATTTTTATAATATGCGGATTTCTCTTTATACATGGAATCGCCCGTTCCTTTTATACTATACCAGTCAATTTCGGCAACCCGATCACTTAATAGTACATTTGTATACAAATGTATGTTGTTATTATGATTAAATTGGTTTAACTCAATATAATCATTCGCTTCAAATAGATAGTAGGTTGATTCTGGATAAATCTCTTTCATAGATGTAGTCCAGTCTCCTTTATTTGCTCCTATATCTAAGATAACGGAAGGTACATATCCCTTATTTTGTATTAATAATTTTATGTGATCGAACATTACAAGTATACCTATCTATCTATCTATCTATCTATCTATCTATCTATCTATATTGGTTATTATTCAAACAAATTATCTACATTTCCTTTTGAAACTTCAATATAATTGGTAGTTCGATCCATTGTACTATATCCAATAAGAAAGTTCTCCGTTTTTGTATCAAACACAAACCCTAGTGTGTATTCAATATGTTTCTTTTCAAATGTAAATGGAACACTATATCGTTTTACGTTGAAAGTATCTATATCTAATACGACGAACATATGATAATAATGCCGTTTCCGTTCGTGACTTACCAAGTGTGTAATAAACCAGATTTCATTGTTTATAGTTACCCCATTAGTTGAACCGCGCATTATTTTAAATATACTGGGGGTTTCTATCACGCTTGTAGTCAGAAAAGAAGTGTTCGTATCTACTGCTGGGACCGGTAGGTGATGCAAATTGATGTCTTCGTTTTGGATATATTCACCTATTGTCAAAGGATACCACTTGTATATTACTTTTACACGTTCTAGTGCGGTATTAAACAATACCCAATTCTTTTCTACCGATTGTGAATTCGGTTTTGATACAAGAGATGAAGACATTTTTTGAGAATTCATGTCTATTGAACCAGTTTCTATCATTATCTTACCATATGAAATTCCTCGATTTGCGTTAAAGCAAATACCCATTGAGTTTGATAATAACCGAATATCTTCTAACCCCACATATACACAATCATGTTTGGTATTATATTCTAATTCAAACTCTTTTTCTTTTATCCATTTCGGATTGGTTATGTCAAACACACTAATTATATTTTTTGTTATAATGGTATTATTTTCATCCAGATTTTTATAACTACCATCTTCATTTATAAAATAGTTAACAACACGATTATTTACATATAATTTGTCATTATTCTCATTATAACATATAGAAGGCGTTGAATTAAACATATTTTGGTGTTCTTTCATAAATGAAGGGTCATTCATAAGTTTTAGATTACCAGTTTCGGGTAGTTTCACATCCGATAATGATTTCGTGTAGAACTTATAATTAGATAATGTATTATTTATCAAGTTATTATCCAATGGGTAATTCAATACTCGCATAAACACCGGTATCATATCTACGTTTTGTTGGTTACTATAAAATCCGGCAATTGAGAACTCGTAATCTATCTTATAATCATATACGTCTTTCTTAAAAAATAATTGACTCTCTTCGTTAATCTTATCTCGACTTCTTTTGGCCATATTGTAAAATACATCAACTAGTACGTAATTTCCATTAGTTCTATAATAATGAATGATTTCATACAGGTTCTCGATACGTTCAGGTAAATAGTTATAGCCTTCAAGCCAATAAAATATTGCGTTTTTCATATCATTCAATTGTTTATAGCATAATCCAATGCAGTAATACGAATACCAAACTTCTTGGTTCCATCCTTTTAGTTCTATTCTTTTCTTATATGTCTCTATCGCATTTTCATATTGTTGTGAATCTTTATAGCTATTCGCAAGGTAAAATGTATATCTGTCATTATTTGGATTCTGAATTAATCCATCGGTTAAAAGCCTTATATCCCTAGTAAATTTATCCGCCTTTGCACCACCATCGCCAATATCATTAATAAACAATACTGATTTGGGGATTCTATAGATTGTTGTATTCGCAGGAGTTTGGATATACTCATGTGTTACTCCCCAATATGAAAATTGCCCTGTATTTCTAATAATACGAAGATTTTGGTAGTGAAATTTGTTATTTCCTTGTAATAAATAGTACGCGTCTTTATTCATAGATTTTTTGAACTCCATTATGGAGGCATTATTCGTTATATCTAAAACCATATCCGCATCTAAAAATAGTATGTAATCAGCATTATCCATACCGAAACATTGTTTTAGTGCATAATTACGATTATATTCAAAGTTACGAAACGGTTCTTCTACGATTTTTCCTGACATATTTACATTATCAAAGAACGTTTTAATAGTATTAATGGTGTTGTCTGTACTACCCGTATCGCATATACAATATGTATCAATTAAAGGCAGTACTGTTTCCAGTAACCGTTTGATAATCTTAGTTTCGTTTTTCACAATCATATTTAGACATATTTTAGGCATGATTGAGAACTTCCGAATATATTATAAAGACATCAATGTTTATATTTCTTTTTATCCTAGTATTTTTTCCAGTTATATAATAACTACTCATTATACAATGTCCTTTACGAGATTTCATGATGATCCGCATAGAATAAAAAAACAAATTGACGAAAGTAGCTTTGCTGGGAGATATATGTTGAATACACCCGGACCAGGAGAAGAGTTGCCATTTTTTGAAGACGCACAAGTTAGATTACAACATTGGGGAGCTAACTTACAAGATAATACAGTAGCATTAGAAAGTGATCTACGTGGTTTAACTCGTCCATTAAATCGCGACTTAACCGACGAAAATAACTATCAAAAACAGTCTGTATATAGCGCGAAAAAGAACTACCATTCAAGTCAACCTTTTATCCAAGAAAGTCGTGCGAGCCATCCAGCCTGGACGTATAAAGATTTAGAACAAACCCGATGGGAAACACCTTTATTAAATCCATTGAATGGTTTAGAAAAGGGGTTTCATGAAAACGTCCAAACACGTATTTTAGAAAAAGATAACCATACCACAAAACTACCATTCGTGAATGGCACAAATCAAAATAATTTTTACCTAACTGGAAACTCTATATGTATTTCCGGCAACGAAGAAAGTTGTCCTGGAACCCTTTATTCGGGAAATATAAATAAAACCAAAAACTAAACTAAAGAATATCATATAAAGTAATATATTTATATAATATAAAATCAAATATGGAAGTTGTCGTACCATTATTTGCGTTATCTAGTCTATATTTAATTAACAACCAAAATAAAAAGAAGGACGAACCTGAAAATTTTTCAAATCAACAAGCATTACCGAACACAAATGTAGCAGATCCGAATTATCCAGTAGATTCGAATGAAAATGAAACCACCGCCAATTTGACTGTAAACAATCGGTATGATAACGGTGGAGGGGTATATACTGATAAATATTTTAGTCAGCAAAACACACCTTCAGATAATGGAACCGAATATCTGTCTTTAGACGGTAGTAAAGTGTCAGGAGAACACTTTCAACATAATAATATGGTCCCATTTTTTGGTGGAAATCTAAAAACGAATCCAGGACTTGAAGGGGCAAATGAAAGTCTTTTAGACAATGCTACTGGGTCCGGTTCTCAAGTAATCAAAAAACAAGAACAGTCGCCATTATTTGCACCAATAGACAACGCGCAATGGGCGAACGGTATGCCTAACCAAAGCGACTTCATTAAATCTAGAATTAATCCTAGTATGAAAATAGCAAATGAAAGCCCATTTACACAGGAAAGAGTCGCCCCGGGACTTGGTTTAGGATATACAACCGAAGGTTCTGGTGGGTTCAATTCGGGTATGGAACAACGTGATTTGTGGAAACCGAAAACCGCAGATGAACTACGTGTTGCGAATAATCCTAAATCGTCGGGTAATATGCTTTACGGACATGAAGGACCTGCTGATAGTCATATTAAGAATATCGCTACAAGGGACCAAATGGGTATTATGGAAAAACATCGTCCCGAACGTGCGTTTGAGTTAGATCAACGAAACGTAGAAGGATTTTCCAATGGTGAACGTGATATTGGTCGTTTGTTTACCACTGGTGGGGCTGAAAAAGGACAAACTATGCGCGGTGTTCCTGTAGCAAAACACGTTTCGAGACCCGAAACCGCTGTGTCATATACTGGTGCTGCTGGATATCAAAATGACGGCACTTATGTTGCGGGTGAATATATGGAATCTACAAACCAGCAATTAGGTGCCCCTCAAATGGGTGCTGCTAGCGCCCAGGGTAAGTACTTACCAACTGAGTCTGATTATGGAATTAAATCCAAACAAGCCTATCCCAATAATAGAAGCGCAAACAAACAAGATAGTTATTTTGGTATGGTTAGTGGAAGTATTGGAGCAGCGGTTGCACCTCTCATGGATATTTTGCGACCATCCAGAAAAGAAAATGTTATTGGTACATTAAGACCTTACCAAAACCCTGGAACTAATGTTCCACAATCCTATATTTTCAACCCGTCCGATAAATTACCTACCACTATGCGTGAAACTACTGAAAACTCAAAGAACCATCTTAATGTGAACGCCAATCAAAATGGCGGTGCTTACCAGAGCACAGCTCACCAAGTAGCTAATACAACCAGAAACGAAACTGGTGATTTTTACTATTCCGGTGTCGCTGGTGCTGGAGATGGAACCAGACAACCATCATCATACCAGTCTGGTTACAATCAGCGCAATAATGATATGAAATCAAGCACTATAGATGGATATATGGTAAAGGGCAATATGTCATTAATGAACTCAAAGATGAATGTTCGTCAAGTGTCCCGTGATGAAAAACTAAAAAATACACGAGAAGTCTCGGGAACAATGCCTTATAAATCTCCGGATACAAATAACATGGGACGTTTATCTGGGAACGAAAAGGGACTATATTCAAATATCCAGACTGATAGGACCAATCCTGAAATTTTAAATAACTTACAATCTAATCCTTATGTATTAGACCATCGTAAAGCACTTTAATCCATTGGTAATTTGTAAATACCTACATGTATATTTACAAATTTTTACGTCAAATATGACAGGTATAATACCAGTCCGGTTACATTCTTATTATCTATATTTATAATTAGTGTTTCAGTCGGAATATCGTCTTTCTGTTTTTGTGTATTTCTGGCTTGAGTGGCGGGGTTTTTTGATACACTTCCAATTTTACTATTTTTTTCATCATAAATATCTCCAGATTGTATTATGTTAATACATCGGTTACCTACCTCCATATCGCCTATTTTACAACTACTATCATCTAATTCAAAACATGAGTCACCAAACCCCTTTTTATTATAACCAAATACAGTTTTAGATACGTTTTCTGTATAATTTAAAAGAGTGTCTGGGTCTAATATCTTATTTAGATTTCCATCGGGTTGTGGTTTATTCTTATTTAAAATATTATCCCCCCATAAAGTGATTACCTGATTATTAGTGATAGTATTATTTACTATTTCTAATTGAAACTTTTCTGGAAATGTGTCATTCGTATCAGGTTTGATTAAAATAAAATTATTATTTGGTTTGGCTTTATCCAGTTTCACATTTGCATTACTATTCCTAGGATTTTTATACATATATTCTGAATTTTCACTGACCGCTATTTTTGCGGCTATATCATTTATAAATTTATTTTTCTTATTGTAAATCTCATTTAAAGATTTATTACGAGGAATAACTTCATTAAACGTATATGACGGTAGTTTAATTGGTTCAGCCTCGAAATAGTTCATTGGCATAGTTGTTATAGAGTAACTCGCTCCATCAAGAAGACCCAGTGATTTTGGGTCTACATCTAACATATAAATATCGGTTTTTGTATTGCTTAATATTTTCTCTTCTATTAAAAATTTTGTATAATCAACCGGTATAGCCATCGTACCTATACCAACCGGACGACCTAAGAAAGGGTTTTTGGGTATGGATGGAAGTTCATATTCGATTTGTTTCGCTGGGGGAGTTAAATTGGTTAATGTAAGTTGTAAGTTATTCGATACAATAACTGGCAGTGACGATGCTGGTCTTGATATTCTCTCATTTTCGGTTTTTAGATTTGCTTTTGTTTCTTTTTTGATTTCTTCTGTTGTTTTACATCCAAATGGTCCATCACAACTATTACCGCCTTCTACCATTTCATCTAAATTTTCAAGAGGTTCTTGGCAACGATAAAAATACCAGAATGGCACAAAACATAATAATATTAAGATGATAAAATATATGGCATTTCGTTTTGGTAATTTCATTAAATACTTATATTATAGAAATATTTAATATTTTTCAAAAGCAATCTATATTAGACTTTTGTAGTATGACCTATATATAACAATAGTCCAGTTACTCCTTTATAGTTTTCAATATCAACTTCTATAGTATCCATTGAAATCTGTTTTTGTCTATTTGTTTTTTTCGCATGTCCTATTTGTTGTCCTTTATTATCAAATATACCACCAGATTGAATTACATTAATTATATTGTTTCCTATATTTAATTTATTAACAATGCAATCGTTTCCTGATTTTTTAAAACAACTATCCGAAAATATTATTTTGTTATAAGAAAATGCTGAACTACCTTCATCTTCCGGTGATAGTATGTAACCAGATAGATTATGAGGTCCAACTATTGTATTTGAATTTCCGGTTGGTCGGAGTTCATTTTCATTCATATATGTATCTCCCCATAGATCAAACTGTAGTTTATTTTCTTGTATGTTATTTTCTATTTTAAACTTAAAACTATCAGGAAATACGTCCGCAGTTTTTGGAGAAATAATTATAAAACTACCTTGGTTTCGGGCGGATTCCATATCGTCCGTATTTATGGATTCCAATGGTACTTGTTGGGGAGTATTATCTTTAAATATAGTAGACCGTTCATCTATTCTTGTACCGTCGGATGATATTGACGTTATTTCATAATCGTATTTTGATGGGATTCCATTACCTTCATCCGCTGGGTTATCAATTGGGACATCAATATCACTATTTAAAGTTATAATCAGGTTTGTTGGGTTCTTGTTATTTTCAAGTCCTTCTTTGAAATAATTTTCCTGTTTATTTAAAAAATACCTTATTATTAGCGCTGTAAATACTATTATCAATATGCAAAATATAATTGTAGTTATGGATTTATTGTATTTTCGCATGTCTTATACATTATAGGCTTTATAATATTTTGAAAATTATATAAATGTTCGGGGAATATTGATTAAACTCATTTGATACTTGTACCGAAGAAGCTAAATATACAGGAATAACTCATTGTTGTGATGGTCGTATCAACACTGCGAAGGGAAATATGAAAGTATTTTATAATAATCTGAATTAAACAATCAAATTATTATAGTAAATATGATAACAATTAGCTCTTACCGAGATTCGAACTCGAGTTTGCTGAGTTTCGTACACGTAATTTATGCGTAAACATAATTTATGTAAAATGTATTTCAAAGTCAACAGTGATAACCACTACACTATAAGAGCAAATATACCCACCCGGCACCACAATATTTTTAAGTTGGAAAATATTGAAACCATTATGCTGCGTAGAAGGGGGTTCGAACCCCTGCATCTTACGATAGTGGGTGTAATAGATTCTTTTAGAATCACTTAAGTCCACCGCCTTAGACCACTCGGCCATCCACGCTGTAAACATTTTAAAGACATATTTAGGTCTAGCCCCCAGAGAGGATTGAACACTCGACATTATGCTTACTAAGCATACGCTCTACCACTGAGCTATAGGGGCTGGCGGGAATCTTCAAAAATATTATAATGAAGCTCCCTGCCGGAATTGAACCGGCGGCCACTACCTTCCAAGAATGTTTGCCACTTTACAAGGGTAGCGCTCTACCACTGAGCTAAAGGAGCACAAATACATTGTTTACACTACTTACATTTTTTTTTTAATACGTTTTTTACACTCCTCCCCAAACATAATACACATGTTCTCTTTATATTGTTTACCCGATTACACATTTTCTTTGTCAATAGTTACTTCTTTGAGAACATTTCGCATTACTTTATCTTCAAATGTTTTGGTTTCTTCTCTGCCGCACCCACCGAGTGCTGATTCTGAATATTTGAAGAACTTTTCGTAGTTGTCTGTTCCCATGATACCCACGTCAGGAGTTGAATCATACCATACTGGACGCATTCGTTCATTCTTGTATGCAACCCCTTTGACTGCCTTGCGTAACTTGACATTATCCTCGTCTTTCTCCCATTTGTTCTCATCCTTGATATATACGGTTTCGCGCTTTAAATCAGTGCAATGTAGTGGTCGGTCATGCAATTCCATTTCATTTATCCTTTCTACGATTATGTTGGAAATCCCATCTATAAATCCACGTTCTCCTGTTTCTATGAAATCCTGAACTGATATATTGATGGATTTGACAAAGTCTTTTAATGTCATTGCGTTCTTGCATTTCTCGTTCAAAAATACATTTAAATTGAACTTATTGTGGCTATTTACATTATTATTATTGTTACCCATGTTTCCGGCCAATTCCATCATTTTTTTGTTCTGTTCGATTAGTAATTGTTTGAATTCATTATTCTGCTTTACCAATTCAAATATCGTATTCGATAATACTTTTACATCAGTGTCCGAATTAGTATCATTTATAGGTTCTTCCAATGGGATATCTTCAGTGACATCGTTATGTTCTTCATACGTACATTTCTTTTTATGCCTGGATAATCCAGACCTATGTTTATATGAATTTCCACATAAACACGTTACCATAGTAGGGATTTGCGTTATCATATCATTATCATTTGTTACCTTTTTATGTTTACCGGTTGCTAAATGTTTATTATAATCTTTTTTATTACCAGTTTTATAGTTACAAATTTCACATATATATATATTGGGATTTTTGGGGACGGTGGATATTATCATTCTCTATATATAATGATAACATGTTTATCCTAAATACTTTACGCCCGAATATACTTATTTTTTTTGTGGTAACAAAAAAATTATAAAAAATCATAAATATCAGCATATCAGTCTAAATCGTATTTTTACAAAAAAGCGAGTTAGATTATCCATCGAGGATTTTCATTTTGGACATTTATTTTATGTCCAATTTTAAATTCTTCAGCCAATTCTTTTTTGAACTTTTGCACTTTTTTAGCGTAACATTATTTAATTATTTAATAAATAATGTGATAGATTTGTTTCATAATACATATTACATATTATATACATGAATTTTATTTCGATTGGTGGATGGTGTGGAACAAAAATTGCACTTAAAGATTTAGGTTTATTTAATGAAGCATCTTTACCATTTGATAGCGTAAGAACTTCGATTGATGGAATTATAGATTGTATTGAAACTAATTTTAAAAATTTTTTTCCAAACGAATTAACAAAAGATAATCGATTTCCAACTTGGGTAGGTTTTGTTGGTGAGTATGTGGGTTTCTATCATAATAATCATAATTTATTAGATAAAAATATTATTGAAAGTTTTGAAAGAAAAATTATTAGGTTTGATGAAAAAATAAGAAAAAATAATTGTGTATTTTTACGAACAATCGCAAGAGACAAATGTGATGATGAACTAAACTACTATAAAAAATTACAAGATGTAATTGATAAGAAGTATCCTGATATTTCTTATATTATTTGTTTCCTCATTCCGAATCAACCGAATACCCAATATTATAAACATTTAGACAACCGAACATTTTTATTTACACTAAACGATAAATCGGGGGATAACGATAATTTAAAAAACGAATATAAACCTATTTTTGATTTTATTGCAAATGAAAACTTATTTATTAATATACCGAAATCAAATGATATTGAAATAAATGATGATCTATCAACAAGATTATGGTTAGTGAATGGTTATCCAATGGTTAATTTTATTGAAAACTAATCGAAATGTCGAATTCGATTCTTCGTTGAGTGTTTTTATTTTGGACATTTATTTTATGTCCAATTTTAAATTCTTCAGCCAATTCTTTTGTGCACTTTTATACTTTTCAGCGTAAAACTATTTAATTTGTGATATATAGTTCTATTTATTTTAGGATACATCTATATCATGGATCCAAAAATTCAAGACATCTTAAATCGTGAAATTAAGAGACAAGACACTACGATTGAGCTAATTGCGAGCGAAAACTTCACAAGCGAAGCAATCATGAAGTTAAGTGGGTCCGAATTCACTAATAAATATTCTGAAGGATACCCAGGTAAACGATACTATAATGGATGCGAACATACTGATGAAATCGAGCAATTAGCAATTAATAAGGTGAAAGAATTATTTGGGGCTAACTTCGCTAACGTTCAACCTCATTCAGGTGCGAATGCTAATACTGCGGTGTATCAAGCATTAATGAAGCCAGGCGATAAATTGCTTGGAATGGATTTAGCATCAGGAGGACATTTAAGTCACGGCAGTTCTCCGAATATTTCAGGAAAAATATATGAAGCACATTCTTATGGGGTCGATGAAAATGGTATATTAGATTATAAATCAATTCTCGAACAAGCTATTAAAGTAAAACCAAATGTGATTGTTGCTGGTGCAAGTGCATACCCCAGAGTTATTGATTGGTCTATCTTTAGAACTATTGCTGATACAGTTGGTGCGTATTTGGTAATTGATATGGCGCATTATGCTGGCTTAATTGCAGGAGGTATATATCCAAATCCATTACCATATGGTGATGTAGTTACAAGCACAACACATAAAACATTAAGAGGTCCAAGAGGAGGAATTATTCTTTGGAATGATAAAAAATTCACTCGAAAAATCAATAGTGCTATTTTCCCCGGAACTCAAGGTGGTCCATTTATGCATATTATTGCCGCTAAAGCCCAATGTTTTATTGAAGCCCTACAACCCGAATTTACAGACTATGTGAAACAAGTTGTGCTCAATTCGAAAGCAATGGTCGATGTATTTATCCAGCATGATTTCAAAGTTCAAACAAACGACAGTGATAGTCACATCATTTTAATGGATTTAAGTTCATCTGTATATAGCGGTAGAGAAGCGGCAGATTTACTTGAAAAACATGGTATTACTGTTAATAAAAATGGCGTACCAAATGACCCACGGTCGTTTATAGAAACGTCAGGCATTAGAATAGGTACTTCTGCCGAAACTACGAGAGGACACAAAGAAGATTGGTTTAAAGAATTAGCTGAACGGATGGTTGAAATTCTGAAATAAGTAGATAGTAAATGAGTTTTGATTATTTCAATAAAACATATTAAAAACATCTAGTTTGTATATTTAAAGGCATATGGATTATTTTCTATCATTTTTTTGTAAAAAATCTAACCCTATAGACGACATTTCTGATGAAGAAATCAAGTTGGTAAACGACATAAATCCTATTGGAGAAACCGCAACTAAGAAAGCAGATGAGGATGAAGTACTAGTAGTAGTCGAGGAAGAACCCGTAGTCGAGGAAGCGGTAGTCGAGGAAGCGGTAGTCGAGGATGAAGTAGTCGAGGAAGCGGTAGTCAAGGAAGTGGTAGTCAAGGAAGTGGTAGTCGAGGAAGAACCCGTAGTCGAGGAAGCGGTAGTCGAGGAAGAAGTGGTAGTTGAGGAGGAAGAAGTAGTAGTCGAGGAAGAAGTGGTAGTTGAGGAGGAAGCAGTAGTAGTCGATGAAGTAGAGGAAGAAACCGTAGTAGTCGAGGAAGTAGATGAGGATGAGTATCAGTATGATGAATCATCTTCATCAGATGAATATGATACGGAAATGCTATAATATCAATATTGTTTTTTATAAGTGTCATTATAAATTTGAGTAATGCGAGAATGAATGTCTGATATATAGTAATGATAAACGTTGTTTTTCTGTCGTTCGTTATGCGACTTCACTCGAGATTTAACAATGGAAATATAAGGTGTATCTTTGCATATAGAACATACACTTAGCATACGCCTGCAACAATAAATTCTACTATGAACCATGATCGTATACAACACTATATTTTATTTTCTATATGTTTGATCTTAAGTTTACATATTTAGAAAAATATGTAAATCCATAATATGATGAATTTTAATATTATTACTTCATTTTGTCGTAATGGTGGTATTGGATATAAAGGGTGTATACCATGGAATAATTCGCCGCAATATTATACTTTGTTTTCAAAACTGACTCGAGGAGATGGAAACAATGCTGTTTTAATGGGTATGCATACATACGATAATATAATGATGACCTACTGTAAACCTCTTAGTGGAAGAGCTAATTTGGTAATGAGTACAGATACATATGATACGCATTATTCACCATATGGAAACGTGAAAGGCTTCAACAATATGGATGCTGTGATATCGCATTGTAATACCAACAATTACGACGACATATGGATTATAGGAGGTGAAAAGGTATTTTCGGAATTTTTAAATCAACCAAAAATTCCAATAAAAAATATTTATTTTAATTATATTAATAAAGATTATGTATGTGATTCACATATTTCACTGCCGTTTTATGAAGGTGACAAATTTGAAACGTTAGATAGACGGATATTAAATAACACCGAACAATTAATTGTAAAGGTTGATTACAATAGATGTCCGGTCTAATCACTGGAAAACAACGAACACATATTAGTGGCTTCCGTATTTACAAGAGGCTTTTGAAATAATCTAGTAATCATGTCGTCATCTCTGAAACGAATAGTATAATCATGTTGAATATTATTTCTACCAATGCGACCCATAGCCTGAAGTGTTTTCTGTGGGGTCATGTTAGTAAGATCCTTCCCGATGAACCCGTGGCAAAACTGATAATTTGTCCCATAAATATAATCACTTGAAGCGATAATAATAAACAGTTTTTGTTCTTCGGCGAGACGTTTCATAATTTCCATATAATGTTTATTGGGATCTTCAATAAACATGCCAATCCCCAATAATAGTAATACTTTAAAATGATTACTAATATTTAACTGCATAATTTCCTTTGATGTAACGTCATCGATATTAGATACAAATGCGTTTTCGTGAATTTCTCCATCAGGAGACCATATATTTTGATGTGGTCGTGTATTCGGAACATACATAGCATCCAACGTAACTAGTTTAATTTCCTTTCTCAATTTGGCAATTTCAGTCGCAAACTCCTGTGATTCCTTGCATAGACGACCACTTTCTCTAACCGTCTTTGAATCGTCATAATTGCTATTTTTAGTTTCTTTTGATAATATTTCTCCTTCCAAAAATTCGATTCGATGAATCAAGCCAGCATTCTTTGTAATCCTGGATAGAATTGTTTCAAACACCGAGGTTTTTATATCTGTCTGTTGAATGTAAAATCTGCCGATTTTATCTACATCATCTGCCAGGAAAATAGTAGGTCCATCGGTTAATGTATACGCATCTGATGTAGTGATAGAAACTCCTGTAGCAGGTTTAGCTTGCGATTTAGACGTAGACCTAGTTTCAAATTTCACAGTTCGCACACTTCGTAGATGTGCGAATAATGTACCCCAGTCATCTTCGTTAATCTGAAATAGTAAATCCAGGTAATATTCCTTTAATTTATTCATAGTAATGTTTGAAATATTGCCAGTAAAATATGCATCAATCATATTGTCGACATTAATTAGACTTTGTGAATTGACATATTCAATAAACCGAATAATTTCACGTAAATCAAAATATCTAAGAAGGGTTTTGTTAGATTCACAGTAACGAGCACATTTTATCATGTCCGAGTAATCTTCATATAGATAATGTGGCAACGCACAATACCCTGACTTGTCAAGAATAGATATTGACTTACGACAATCGTAACTGGTAATTGTATGTATTTCTGCGTTTTCAAAATTCGCCTTAAAATCATGAAATACCGGTAATAATTCATCTTGGGTTGGCAGTGTAGCACAAGAGAGTACCAATGTAGGGATCTGGTTGTTTACCCAATTAGAATGAATAGTAGAATGCAATTCATGGTCTTCATAATCCATCGTAATCGTTGGTTCATCCCAATAAGTCATGATCTTTTCAGCTGAATTAAATGCTAACATATAATGCATTGCCGTAAGATATGACTGAACGTCACAAATCATAATTTCTACATTTGTTCCTACACTATTATCTACTTTCCCAATTCCACCAGAACGTTTATTACGAGTGTAATCTACTGCCGAGAAATAATGTAATCTAATATCCGACGCAGTATCGCACCCAAACGCAAATGCTACTTTCTTCTCCATGGTAATCGCTGATTTGGCAAGAGCAAGTCCAATGTGACGGGCTACGCATACAAAGATAACTCTATAATTTTCAGAAAGGCCTATCGGTGTTAATGTTTTACCTGTTCCAGTAGGAGCAGTATATAAAATCAACTTAGGAACCATCTCTGTATCTGTCGGTTTACAAATATTATAGATTTGTTTCTGATGTAAGAATAATGTTTTGTCTTCATACTTTAAAAGGTGGGGATTTTTTTCAATAAATTCGTAAGCATTCGTAATAATATCACTCGTTTTTGTAAAGGAATTTACATAATTGAGTATCTGGTCCATTACATCCACAAAATGCGTATTTATTCCTGTAATAGTTGCCTTTCGTAACTGTAATAGAGTATACAAATATAACGAATACTTTGGTTTGCGTTTATACACATTTTTTAATAAGTTAAGTATCATATCAAGTAATATGTATTCAAAAATGAGCGGTTTATTATCATTTATCTTTAATTCTAGATTTTGAATACGCAACTTGTCAATGCTTTTCAATGCCTTCAATTTACCACCAGAACTAGGAAACACAATATTATTCAATTCAGGGGCATTTTTACCGTATTTTTTTAGAATTTCTTTTAGTTGGGTTTCAAAATATTTTTGAAATAATAACAATTCGGTGCCTTGATTCTGTTCGATTTTTACGAACGAGAATAATGACTGTTGAGAATTGGTATGTATATCAACATCGTGATACCCATTTTTTATCATTTGTAAAATCTCCTTTTCCTGGGAAGAAACGGGAATTTCAATTGATTCCCATTCAGATTTTACTAGTTTACGTTGAGTTAGATCCATTTTGATTGGTCTTGTTATAAGTTGAGTATGATTACGTGATAGTTTTTTAATCAATTTTCTGTATATTCATATAAAAATATCAATATACGTATACTAAAATGTTTAATGGATTATTCCAAAAAACGCATAAAAAAATATCATTTGAAGACATGCAACATATTATAGCTAACCCAAAAGAGTATGTTATTATAAATACATTACTATCAAACGAGCAACATTGCTTGATTAAAAATACAATTTCTTATCAAACTGAAGAAAAAATGATAAATGAATATTTAAATCAATACGATTTTTCACCTAAGTTTATTATATATGGTAAAAATACAAATGATGAAACAGTCGAAACAAAGTCAAAGCAATTGTCAGGGTTAGGGTTTCAAGATGTGTATTTATATATGGGCGGTATGTTTGAATGGTTATTATTACAAGATATATATGGCATTGATGAATTCCAGACAACCAATAAATTCTTGGATATATTATATTATAAACCTAACGCGATTTTATGATTATGCGGTTTCCTTTGGTTGAATATCAGTCTCCGTCAATTCAATAACTCTATCATCCTGTTTGATCTTATCGGGGTCAGCATAATTATACTGAACTTTGTCTTTCAAGTAAGCAGAGTAAAAGATATTTGTTTTAGTATTGGCTAATCCATAAACATCAGATAACTTTCCGACTAAGAATAATAAATTAGTAACAAATACAGTGGTTGTCTTACTATCATAATAGTTATCATATATAGTAAAACCACTATAAATCGAATTTGCTAGATAGAAGAACGCAGCAACGTAGCATGCTGTCTGATAAGAACCATCCAAGTTCAATAAAACCTTTCTTTTATTTTCGGGTAAAAGTAACAATGCCTCACCTACCGCATCATTATCTGATGGGAATTCCTTATTTACGTCTAAATAAGAGATCATTTTATTTTCACGACGAAGTTCAATTACATACATCGCGAAAAACGCAACAAATGTAGCAAGATTTACAGATATATTACCGACATGCATAGTATCTGTTTTTGTTGTCATTTGAGAAAAACTACATAAATCATCTCCGCATTTTTGAGGCACAAAAAATAACAACAATGTACCCATAACAACACGATACATTTCCAATGTAAATGCTACATAGGAACTAGATTTCTGTTTAAAATCTTGGTCGCCCATTGTTTCTTGAATTGTTTTTAATTCACTGACAAAAGATTGCCATTTAGATTTAGTCAGTTCTTCAGATTGTTTAACTGATACGCTGATTTCTTCTGGTTCAGTTATAGGTACTGTCTCCATAACTGTATATATTTTATACATATTTTTATCTGTAGTTAAAAAATTGAATTCTCCATAGTAACGTATCTATAGTAAAAATTATATTTAGATTATTTATAATCAATCCTCTAAAATGTGTCAACCGGTTATTATTTCTATTGAGGGAAACATTGGGGCTGGAAAAACTACTATCGTCCAAGAATTACATAAGCGTTTTCAAAATAAAAAAAACATCATTTTTGTAAAAGAGCCTGTAGATATTTGGGAAACTATTACTGATAATGATGGAGAGACCATTTTACAAAAATTTTACGCAGAACCTTCTAAATACGCATTTCAATTTCAAGTTATGGCACTAACAACGCGTTTAACATTGATACGTGATACTATTCGCAAGAATCCGAATTGCGATATACTGATATGTGAACGTTCGATTGACGCGGATAAGGAAATTTTCGCAAAAATGTTACATGATGATGGATTAATTAGTGACTTGGACTATAAAATTTATTGTTTAATGGCAAACGAACACTCAAAAGATTACAATGTAGCCGGACACATTTACATAAATGCTGACGCAGATATATGTTTTAAGCGAATTAATAAGCGGGCGAGAGAGGGAGAGTCCGGAATTGAGTTATCGTATCTTGAAAAATGTAAGAAATACCATGATGAATGGCTTGGTAAATATGAAAGTTGGGATTGTAATAACAATACTACAAACTCAACCAAAGTTCTGAACCTATTAACGAATGAAGACGCATCTTATATAGATAGTGACACAAATGATCCTGGAATGAAATGGATTTCACAAATAGAACAGTTTATTCAAAATATTATTATTCAAATTATTCAAAATGAACTGGCCGCACCACCCCCACCAAATTCACCTTCTTCTATATAAATATATATTACCTAATTAAATTTCACAATTATCTTGACATTCTCTTTTTTTATTGTTTTACATGCGGAAACAGATAGTTCTTCGCGGCGTTTTCGTGTTTTAGAATTGGTATTTTCAGGTTTCTCATTAGCTATATTATCTAATGTGACGCGCTTCTTTGTTGTTACGTTACGTTGATTCATGTCATTTTCAATCGTTTCAGAATGAGTTTTAATATAATCTACTATTTTGTTTTCAATCGCCCATTTGAAAAAGTTTAATTGCCCGATTGTTGTTTCCATAACCTGACTTTCATTATAAGGGATGGAAATTCTATCCCAACGACAAAATGGGTCAAACCGCTTTTTTGAATAGGCTTTTAATTTTAGCTTGTAGTCATTATATACTTTAAATCTCGAATTTAACGTATTTTCTCCAATGGTTTGTGATAATTCATATACAGTGTAATATTTCTTGGCAAAATTGGTTACAAACCAATCTACAATACGGAGGGAAATCTCGGATTCACCGTTAATAATCTTCATCATTTTTTCCAAATTACCATGCTTATTGTAGAAATCCATCAAATTACTCATTAATAATGTATTTTGGGTGTTTAATGCGGTTGATCGATACATATTTAGTATTTTAATACTAATGGGGTTTTGTATTTATACGATTTACATGTATATATATATAGTATAGTTATGGAACCAATTACATTATTAGTAATATATACTACTGGGCTTATCATTGGAAGTGTTAGTATCGGATATTATATTGAGAACTATTCAAATGTGCTATATAAAAAGATGGAAGTTTATCTAGATGACAATTTTGTATTACATTTTTAGTTATGCCATCAATAAGGTGTTATAATCGTGTAATAATTTTTGTTTAGTCGCAATATCATATTTATCACTATTTGTTATATGCACTAATATATTGTCAGGATTTAATGTCTCGCAAAGCATATTATTTACCATCATTGTATCATGTTTCTCCATTAATACATTATACAATTTTGCTTGAAAGAAAGGTATTGGATTAACATTTTCACATATATCGGATAAATCACTGGCTTTCGTTAATACACCTGTATGTAATACACAATGATCGGGCGTCATCTCGGTTCTCATGGAAGGAATATTATCTCCTAGAGAATCTTTTTCAAAACAAATTAAATTTTCAAAAATAGGTGCTGTTTCGGTTATCTTGACAATGCGTTTACCATTAATTGTATTGACGTCTGCGTTTAATATCTCGATGTTGATATCACCCTGGTCGGTTGTTACTGGTGTTCCAGCAGGGAAACATATAGGGGTAGATAATAACGCTGGGTCTATTGGTCCTGAAAAACTGCCAATCTGATACCCAAACCCACTATATGTGCCGGTTTCTCCTTCATTCATAACCTTAGTAATAGTTGTACTGTGATTTACGTAATCTTCATATACTGCGTACTGAGTCTCATTTAGTTTTTGTATCTTCAGTTTATAACCTGCTGCTATTTCTAATACAACAAAGTCGGCAATATTATCTATATATGTGTAAATACCTTCATCCTCAGTTAAACTACTTAGATCTACTGGCACTTCTGTGTTTTCAGCCCGTTGGATTAATATGTTGGTTTTCGCAATAAATGATGATGTTCCTAATAAATCGTCTTTACTTATTTTCACTTGTTTATCACCTATAGTACTGGAATTCTTTCTAAAAAACTCTTTCATAAATATCTTTCTTTTTGAAATCTTTTCATTTGCTGTTCCAGATGTTAATATGGTGGGGTCACTAAGTGCTGGGATAATGACTATAGCAGAATCAGTATTCGCTATAATAGGCACTGCTGTCGATAATGTTTCAATATTAACATTACCAGTAGATTTGACGACTATAACTGTTCTAATTATTTCAATCGCATTGGTTCCATTTGAATTTGATACATTGTATTTAACTTCATATATTCCGTCTTTTGATGTATTTAGATTGCTGGTTATTACTATATTATTTGTTATATCTCCGTCAATGCCATCAGTCGCAGTAGCATTTTGTTCGGTATAAGTATCTTCGTCATATCTACCCTTAACAATGATACCTACTAGGGATGGACCATTCAATGTTATTATTGGCGCATCAACTACATTCACTGTACGAACTACTTCAATCGCTACATTACCAAGAGGGTCGGAAACATTATATTGTATTAGATATGTTCCAGTTACCGACGTATCGACACTTCCGGTTATAACTATATTATTTGTTACATTTCCATATCTCTCGTCATATGCGGTAGCATTTAATTCAATATATGGTTCGTTTATGTTTAGATTCATTGGATTTGAACCTTTTAATATTATTATTGGGGGGATGATATCAGGCACTAACACAGTTACGGTTCGAACTACTTCAACTGCGTTATTTCCAGCCGAATCAGACACATTATATGTGACTGTATATCTTCCAGGGGTAGTTGGGTCTACACTTCCAACTTGAACTATACTGCTGGTTAAATCGCCATCGCGACTATCACTCGCTGTAGGGATAACTTCTGTATAACTATCACCTATAATCATAGTTACTGTGCTTGGACCGTTTAAGGTAATTACAGGAACTTCTGTATCTGGTCCAGGGGGAGGTCCATAGAAAACTATTTCTTCTATTTTTCCATTTGCATACTGAGATGTCATATGAGAATATACTTTAATTCCAATAAATTTTGCTTCTGTGCTTGGAAAAGTATACGTTTTATTATCCGTGGTTTGTTTACCGTTATCATTGGTTACCCAACCACCCACATATTGAACGGTTTCCTCGACGGTTTGTATTACATTCCAATTACTATCGTATTTTAGAGCACCAGGATTAATTGTAACATTAGCTGTTGGAATAGTCATGTTAGCGGTAGATGATATTATATCAAATTTCTTAGGTGTCATCATAGGATATTCATAATCAGTATACATTACTAATTTATTCACTGTTTGTAATCCATCAAGTTTCCAAACTATATAATATGGAAATGCCATGTATGCTGGAGTTTGAGACCAAGTATGTCGAAAAGGTCTTCTCGGGTTAAATATTTCACCGTCAAATACGTTGGTATTAGGAGAATATTGATTATCTCCTACTAGTAATCTTGATGAGGTAAATATTGCTGTATTATAATTTATTCCTTTGGTATAACTAAATCCATCCTTCCAACTATTCCACGTAGTATAAGTTACGCCATTATATGTAAATGGAAGATCAACCTGATGTGGAACCAGTTTTTTGGGTGTATTATCATCCACAAGTAACTCCGCGTAATTATTTAAATCCTCATTAAAGTAAACGTTTTTTATGTTTTCCATTGTATTTTCCATAACCCAATCTCCACCATATTTAATATTACCGGTATCATCATCAGATGCACCAATTACAACACTACCATTTCGTAACAAATCCAAATATTGGTTCCATTCATTGAATACCAGCAATTTACAACCTAGAAAATCTATATTTTCCAACGAGAATTGTTGAATTAACCCTTTGACAAATAGAACATTCTCAGATAATTTATCAGGAGTATTAGATAAATCATCGGTTGAGAATAATGGACCAATATTAATGAATGGAAGTTCTGTATATTCAGTTTCAGATTTAGGTCCGTGAAATGCGAATGCTATCCTTTTAACATTCGTAAAATTCTTAAGAAACTCCATAATACTAGGACCATCTAGCTGATACTCGTATACAATAGGGTATGTATTACTATTGCAATACTTAGAAAAACGTTCGTCACGCTCTAATTGACCACTGATAAACACAATATTTGTATAGTTTGAATAAACTACATCTTCTTTTCCTACATATTGTTTTATTTCAAATACAATCGGTGCGTTTTCATCGTATGGAGGGTTTGCGCTGGGATCATAATTTGACATTGTATTAGAACTAATATCTTCGTTCTCCATTATATAAAGTTCCTCATATTTTATTTTTATGTTTTATTCGAATAAAATAATTATTAAGATACAAATGAGTTAAAATCTATATCAAATATAGTATAACTTGATATGGATTTTATTAAACACCTTTTTACTGAATTTGAAAGAATATTGTATTTTGGGGTTGAAACGGAACCTGAACCTGAACCTGAATCGGAACCTGAACCTGAACCTGAACCTGAACCTGAATCGGAACCTAAATCGGAACCTGAGTCTGAACCTGAAATAATTAATCTTCAAGAAAATACGAGCGATGATATTATTGGGCTTCAACAGCGAAATACGTATACTATATGTGATAATGTGTAATATAATCTGATGAGAACTCGAAAGTATTTAATTTTTAGTAATATGCGTGAAAAATTGAAAAACTTTTACTCATATTGTTGATGATAACTAATAACAATAATAACAATCGCAAGATGACAACACAATTATTTACTATTCCCCGCTTCATGGTTACCTTGGGTAAGGTAGCAGCTGAGAATGTCAAGCTTCAACAACAAGTATTGAAACGACGTAAGCAACATGATTTAGATAAGAAGAAGGTTTTAACCATATTGATTCGCGAGATTAACGCCGCAGAAAAAGAAGGCAAGAAGAAGGCGAAGATTATCGCAAATGAAGCGAAGGTCGCAGTAAAAACAATAATCGCGAATACCAAGACGCAAGATAAACTTCAACGCAAGGAGGCACAACTGAATGCAAAAAACGAAAAGAAAGCGGTGAAATCTGAAATTACAAAGTTAAATAAAATAATTTATCGTCAGACAAATGCGATTTCCACACTGAAAGCCAAAATGTAATCCCAATCTAAAAAATAAAAAATAAAAATGACTTTAAATAGTCTTTTTTATTTTGTTAACAAAATGCGATGTTTCTACGCGTTACTTTGTAATCATTATTCGGTCGAATATAATTATAGTTATCACTATCAGATTCACTGCTATCAGATTCACTGCAACTATATGTTATTTCTGAATTTCGGTTATGTTTACTAAATGGATACTGATTTTTTATCACACCATCATCATGTGCGTTTAATTCACCAAACAATACACGTTCAAATAACTCAAAAAACCCTTTTAACCAATCTAACATCCAACTATATATTCATATTGACATTATTTTATACTATTTAGATTTGTAATGTTTTAATCATTTTTGTTGCGTTTGTAAAAATATGAAAATAGTCTACATGAATCCCGTTTTTATAATACATGGTAAAACATTATGTATACGGCGGTTAAAACAAACAGATTTGCAAGATTCGTATTATCACGTGATGAGCTTATTCGACGATGTTGACCGAACTATATTGAGAAGTCGTGAAATATTAGACAAATTAGAAAATGAATATATATACTTTGTTGTCGAAGACATAGATATACAGATGATAGTTGGTACAGGAACCATCATTATTGCCAATACCTCTACACAACTAAGTCAATTTGGGTATATTGAAAATATTATGATACGCCAAGATTATCAAAATCTAGGATTAGGTGATATAATATTCCAACATTTAAAGTATTATTGCATTTCAGTGAAACATTGTTTGAAATTAACAGTAAATTGCGACCATAATATGTAATCGATTATTCACAATCAATCAGTTTATAATCTAAATCGAAACACGCCACTATACAATCATCTGATTCACATTTATCTAATAAATTTGTGTTCTCCAAAAAGAGTGAAATTGTTGTATTGAAAAATGTGTTCTCGTCTATGTTGTTTTGTTCTTGCATACACGACCCGTGTTTAGTCCATTCGTGCTCCCATAATGTGCTGTCACACGCGTGCCAATATGCGTTCATATCGGTTAGTAATTCACCAGTGGGTTTTATGTAAGACACACTCTTACAGTTTTCAGGGTAGGCTGTACTATTTATTTGCGGCCAAAGTCCGTGAATCATATAGTCGTTACTACACCATTTTTGGACTGCTAACTCATAATAGTTATATATATTGGTTGAATCAACCATACTTATACTTGCTAATATAGTTATTAGTTTTGAGAACATTACTATATATTGTTTTGAGAAATTATATGACATACAAAAAAATAAAAGGGATGTCCCCTCCCATTTATTTTTCTGTTTTTGTTTGAATTATAGTTTCATACCGGAAAATATATACTGGTCTAGGTAACGGTCTAGGTAACTAGGGGGGCGATCATAAATTCCGTGATATTTGATACCTTTTAATCTGTTAGTAATTTGATAACGACTACATTTGAGCGATTTCGCACAACTTCCAATGGAATCGAATCTCTTTATTAACCTAGATTTTTTATCATATTGGAAAACCGGGTATCCACTGTGGCGAATTTTTTCATTCTCATCAACCACCACTATGTATCCGTCTCTATATGTTATTTTTCTTTCTCCAATAAACTTGCCATTTTTATATATCCCTTCTCGCTTCCATCCATTAATATCTGCGTTTTCACAATATCCGGTAAACTTACCATTCTCGTATGTACCTTCAAATGTATCTCCGAATTCTCCGAATCCGATAAGCGGATCATCATTTTCAGTCAAATATGTGTATTTACAATGTCCGATAAACTCACCATTTTTACGGACACCCTCTAATGTATCTCCATTAAAGTACGTACATAAAGTGTTATTTGAATCAGGAATATCATATATGATTTTTGGAGTTAATTTTAACGACTCTCTACACGCAGGACAATTAAATTCATTAGTTTGTTTATCATGCCATGTAGAAATACACTCCGTATGAAATATATGTCCGCAATTTGTAGTAATCGTATCTGTTGGTACATTCATAGGGCATAGACAAACCATACAGTCGTCGCAAGTAGTAGTTTGATTATCGGATGAATCCATACTGGGTTAATTGGTGAACTTCGAGTTCTTATTTTAATTAGTGAATTATGCCAGCATATACTTTAAGTTTTCAATTTTTTAGTTTAATTCAATATATGCGCGTCTAATTCAGGTATTGTATTTTCATCATAATTCGTAAAACAATTCACGTGCGTAACACTGATTGAATGTTTCTCTTTTGGATTAATCTCCTTTACATAATCACGAACACGTAATGTATATGACATATGGACGTGGAAATTATTTATATTACAAATAATAATATTCAAAAACAACCCACTATATCCAGTAATGTAATATTCTATGTCTATTTTTTTATTCTCAAAAATCATATTCGCCATCACTTGTAATAAACGAAATTTGATATCTAAATATTGATTTTTCTTCTCAAATCGCGTCATTTTCATACATCTTGTGGCTAATTGGTCTAATTCTTGCTCGGAAAAGGGTATAGTAGAATGTTTATGTTTGAAATAGATGTATTTTAATAAATAATGACATACACAATCGGATAATCGACGAATAGGTGATGTAAAATGACAATATTCGGGCATACCTACCAAATCGTGTGATTCTATGTTAGCCATATAATCAGCACGAATACCATTTGTTATTATTTCCTGTAACAATTCTTCACCAGATATTTCATTATATACAGTTTGTAACCATTCACTCGCATTACAAGTTCTAAAAATACCAGTGTTTAAATTTATTTTTAAATATTCGCCTACAAAAGAGTTCGCGAAAATGGCAAATTCAGCAATCATTTGTTTCATTAATCGTTCTTGCGGTGTATCTTCGTATAAATATACGCGATTATCTTCATATATAGGGTATGCAGTTGAAACTTCATTTAATTTGATTCCTTTTGTTTTTAATGAACGTCTCGCTTTCAATGTTTCGCTTATTTTTAATCCTATAGTAAACGCATTCATTTCGTCGCAAACGACCGACGCACTATTATAACTAAATGCGTTCTCCTTTTTTACAAAAATGGTGGTAAATAATAATTTGATTTCGTTAATGGGTTCGTATGTGGTTGAATTGATTTCTGATAATACAGTAATTGCGTTTTTAGTATTACCTTCTTTTGTCCCTTGTAAGCTGGATAATTCCAACACTTGTTCGGGCATCATATGAATTGGGGCACGATTTGATGGATATTTGGTGGTTGTTCTCGACACTATATCTTTCCATAAATTAGAATTTAAATCTATGTATTCAGTTGGGTCAGCAATATGGATTGCGAAATATAGTTTGTTGTTGTCGGTATATACAGAAAACGCATCATCAGCGTCTTTACATCCGATTGGGTCTATACTATACGTTTCATATGAGGTCATATCTACTCGTTCAGTTTGTGTAATAGAATATGAGTGATTGTTGGATATATTACCCGTAAGTGTTTCATCTTTGGTAACATCCCTTTTAATTCCATATTTTGGTTCAACTATGTTGGTATAATTATCTTCATAAATTTGATTATTCATTGTTTACTATCAATATAATTGGTTATGGTGTTATTTAATTATATACTTTTTTCATTATAACACAAATATAGTTTTGAGAAATTATATAAAATGGTTGGGTTCTCTATACTAGAATGTCTACTTATTTCCTACATAAAAATAGGGGTAGTTCAATATCAAGTCGCACTTCCAAATATTATATAAAATGTGATGCTGTTGATACCGCAAATAGAATCGAAATTGTGAAATTGTTACAGAGACAAAAAGACGAGGATAGTAGAGTATTATTAGCTTATTTGAAGAAGAACCATAATAAAGTGAATATAGTAGTGAAAATGGGAAGAGAGAACACTACTATCAGAAAAGAATATTCGATTTCAGAACACTTACATAAAATGAAATGTTCTGGATTTATAAAGTTTATATGTATATTTGAATGTTATGACGATAATTCTTCAGACAAAATTTGTCAAGGAATTTCCGAACAAGATACCAAAAAAGAAGTCCTTATAATGAAGTATTTTAATGAAGGGTCGGTCAAAAGTCATTCTTGGACCAATACGAATTTCCATATTTTACGTAGCATACTAATACAAACGATATATTCTCTGGTTGTAGCGTATCACAAAACCGGATTTATACATAATGATTTGCACTTAGACAACATACTTGTAAAACGGACTACGCGAACTCATAGTAATTATCTAATTGATAAACCGGATAATATAGAAATTGAAACCAAGAATTATACGTGTGTCATAATGGATTTTGAAAACTGTCTTTTTACGGATAAAGGTTCTCCTATCTTCTTTTGGAAAATGATAGAAAATATAATTACGCGTGTTGGTATTGAGCTGACAAATAATAAAGATGATAAGGTGGAAGTATCAAACATATATGACATTTTAAGTTACATTTCAAAAAATAAAAATAACGATTATTTACGTGTTCTCGATATTATTCCCTTGATAGAGCAAATGGAATTTACTTTATTGTCTCTTCCGAAAATGATGGTGTATGATTCTAATATGTTTTGAGAAAAGATATAAACGGTATTCTATATATAATATTGTAAAATAAAACAATGGATAAAGACCTTCGTATCAGTGAACTTGAAGAAAGGGTAGCTCAATTAGAAGCAGAATTGCTATCTACTAAGGAGCATTTGAAACGGTATACTTCACCTGCCAATAGTAAAGAATATTATGAGAAGAATAAGGAACAGATTTTAACAAGACAAAAATTGAACCCCACATCTGCTGAAAAGCGAAAGGAATATAACAAAATTTCATATTTACGCAAGAAGGAAAAATTAGCTCAAGAGAAAAAGGAAAGTGTTTAGACATAAGTTCTTTTTAAATAATTACTTAAAAAGAAATCTACATATAATATATCAAGATGACAAAATGTTCGGCAATTGATAGAAATTTGAAAGGTTGCCGGTGCAATGCTGTAAATGATACCGGTTTTTGTAAAAAACACGATTATATGGTTGATTATACTGAAGAAATGTTGTCAAATTTACAGATTTGTTCGGGTTGTAAAAAGTCATATTATATACCAGATGGTAAGACCTGCTCGTCTTGTCGTAATAGAGGAAAACAAAATAAACAAATATCCCGCGAAAACGTCATACTATGTGCTAACGATAAATGCGTATTCAAGCGTTCAGAAGAGAATAAATACTGCCAAAAACACCAAATTTGTATATTTGTTGATGAAACCGTGGCTATGGGTAGAAAAGTATGTAAAAATTATGTTCGGGGTTGTCGTTCTCAACTTGATTTAGATTATCAATATATTCGGTGTCAATCTTGCTTAGAAAAAGAAAGAGAACAGGAACGCAATCGTAGGGCAAATACAAAAAATAATAAAAATACGGATACACATCAAACTTGTTCTACTTGTTGTCAAGAGTTAGAAAATAGTTTATTTGTTGGCGTTAATGGTGGGAATACAAAGACGTGTAAAAATTGTAGAGAGAGTAACCGCATCCAGGACCAAAATCGCGATAAAGAACATCGTAATGAATTAGCTCGTATTGCCGAAAAGAAACCAGAACGTAAAGAAGTAAAACAACAATGGAACGAAAATAATTATGAAAAGGTTGCTATGAAGAGTATGAATTACCGACAACGCCAAATTGAAACAGACGTAGAAGGGTATTTGAATAAAAATTCAGAAAATGCGAAACAGTGGAGGGAAAATAACCCAGAAAAAAATAAAGAAAATAATAAATCGCGATTAGAAAATATCAAAATACATTATTCTAATTACATTCGGTGTGCGGGAGACAAAAACTTGGATTTTGAAATATCCCAGGAAGAATTCAATAAAATTGTAAAGGAACCGTGTCATTATTGCAACATTATTCAAGAACGCGGTTTCAATGGCATTGACCGATTGGATTCAAATGCTGGTTATGTCTTGGATAATTGTGTAAGTTGTTGTAAGACCTGTAATTTTATGAAATGTTCGCTATCAGCTGACGTATTTCTAAAACGTATAGAGCATATTTTGACATATAATAACAAAATTAATGGACGTTATTTTTCTGAAGAGTTTTGTGATACTGATGCAAGAAGTTATAATGAATATAAAAAACGTGCAAACACCAAATTATTACCATTTGAATTAACAAAAGAAGAATATGATATAATTATAAATTCACAATGTTATTTATGTGGTAGAAAATCATATGAAGGGTGTAAAAATGGCATTGACCGCCTTGATAATAAGTTGGGGTATACAATGAATAATGTAAAATCTTGTTGTGGTAGTTGTAATTATATTAAAAAAGATATGGAACTCACCGAATTATTTAACAAAATGACTGAAATATTTTTGAAATGTAAAATTAAAGTGGAAACAACCACGATTATATGTAAAACACATAAACCATCAAAAAATATTGTAAAAAATACAAACAAAAAAACTTCTGATAAGAAACGCGAAGATGCTCGTCTTAGAAAACAAAAACAACGAGAAGCATTAAAATCAAAATATGGAGATGAAGAATACAAAAAAAAGAAAGCAAAAGAGATTGCTGATTACAGGAAATCAAAGAAAGAAACGAGTAATTAGATTGATTATTGTATAATAAAAACATTATAGTTTTTATTATAATTTTTATGTAGATTCAAAAACAACAGGGTAATTGATTAACTATTTTACATTTTTTATTTATTTTTTGTGTTTTATAATTTTTATTTTGTTTTTGTGGGAAAACCCTTTTTATTAAAATACTTTGTAGGTCACATTTGTAACCGGACACGATACAGGTAACGTAACTAATTACTGTAAGCTACACCCGCCATCCCGGACATAACACGGAGGACGTTGTAGTTAACAGCGTAGACACGGACCTTGGCAGTGGCAGTACCGGAGACGGCACCGGCAGAAAGGACAAGCTGCATGACGGCATTGTCAATTCTGGAGAAGTTACAGGAACCAGAAGGCTGGTGCTCCTCAGGGCGAAGACCGAAGGAGTAGACGTTGATACCAGAGTCAGGGGCACGGGTGTGGTGCTGGAAAGGCTGGACGGTATCGAAGTAAGAACCCTCACGCTCGGAGAATCTGTCCTGACCGTTAAGCTGGAGCTTGGCGGTGACGACAGGGTTCTCACCCCAACAGTGCATGTCAAGGGCAGTCTCGGCAAGGACGAAAGAACCGGCATCGGAAAGACCTTGTGCGCCAGATGCAACAGCATCAGCAGCGTTACCAACACCAGATTCAGTCATATCAGTAAGCTCCTTGTCAACACCACCGTATGCGGCAATGTCGTTGGGAAGGGAGTCAATGGCATCAGTGTAGTTGAAAGGCTGGGCTCCTTGGGTGGAGTGAAGGGTGGTACCCTCAATTAAGGAATCACAGTAGTCAACGTTGGCATCAGGTTGGACGACCCAGATAAGCTCCTTACAAGGGTGGTTGAAATTGAGCTTGATCTTGTTGGAGGAAGAACCGACAGACTCGTCACCAGTGAACTGGACCTGCTCGATGAGGTACTCGTGGGGGTTCTGTGCCATCTTTCTGCGCTCATCAGTATCAAGGAAGATATAGTCAACGTAAAGAGATGCGGCAACAAGGGATTGCTGGTAAGCCTGGGTGACGGAAGCACTGGCACCACCAGTAACGGCAGGGTCAACGGCATAGAGGCACTCACCAATAGGACGGAAGTCAATGTTGATCTTGACCTCGTGGTACTGAAGGGCAATCAGAGGAAGGGCAAGTCCGGGGTTACGGCAAAACCAGAATTGAAGAGGCACGTAAAGAGTGGTCTCAGGAAGGGCGTTGCGGGGAGCACACACCTGGTTAGGGGCACTGGCAGCGGCACAGGGACCGGCAATGGCGGCACGACCATCAGCGGCAATGTAAGTAAGCTGGGTGGTGTGACCGATCATCTTGTGGTAACCAGACTCTTGCTCCTTGGAAAGGGTAAGTTGGTTCCAGATGTGCATCCAGTCACCGTATTGACGGTCAATACGTTGTCCACCAACCTCAACCTCAACCTGGGCGACGAGCTGCTCGCCAATATAATCTAACCAACGGGCAGAAACGGTACCAGAGGCGTTCTTCATGTTCTGGTTGATCTCGGGAAGAGTCACCTGAAGATATGTGCGGTAAGCAAGGTCACCGTTACGGCTGATAGTACAGGTAACACGGCGGCCGAAGTCGGCCTGTCCGGAGAAGGTCTGCTCGATGGACTCCATGGCAAAGTTGGTGTGGCGTCTGTAGGACACCTTCCAGAAAGTAATCTCGGGGGTTCCGGTAAGGAACACGTCTTGTGCGCCGTAGGCGACTAATTGCATTAAACCTCCAGCCATTGTATGGAATTTATATACTAGACAAAGAAAAAAATCTGGGAAAAAATCGCATTAATTCAATTAAATGAATAATATTGCTAAAAATACAATAATAATTATAAATGAATGCTCGGTTATATGAGCGATAAGTAGACTATAATCCAACTACGATTTTATTATTAAATTACAATTGTAATATTTGAACTACAGTTGTAAATACCCTAAATATATTTGTATTGTTAGGTAAATCTAGACATTATATATATATCTACAATATCTGATAATCAAAATATTAAGTGTGGCTGCACTTATAAAGTGCGTGTGAGCTATTCGTCAATAAGAACGTATCTAAATAGTCTTCTTGGAATATTTCACGTTTGTTTTCATGTTTTTTCGTGAAAATGTAAGAATCATTTGATTTTCTGATACTCCATCCTTCTTCTAAAGCATTTGTTAAAAACATCATCTTTTGAAAGACCGGTTTTTCGATTTTTATATTTTGAGGTAAACCTAATAAAGTTGTTTCGCTAGTTTTAGTATTCATTATACACTTTCTAAATACCATATTCTTCTAATATTTACGAATTTATCATATCTAAGTGTATACCAAGTATGACAGAACAAGAACAATGTATGATTCCTACAAAACATGAATTCATATGTAAAGAGCATCAAATTTACGAGAAAGAAGTTCAGCTATCGCCAGCGAGATACGATTGTAAAAAATGTAAGAAACACAAAGTATGTGGTTATAGTAACCCAAATCACATATCAAATCCGTTTGGGTATTTGTATTTAGCACCCCGAATATGCGTATCATGCGCTACCTCTATGAAAAAATGTATGTGGTGCTAAAAATTGATTACTGTATACACCCGTATACACCCGTATACAATTGCATAAAAGTTAATATGTTTTATTACATTATCGCAGCATATATATTGATTCAATTCTGGAATTTCACCCATTGTAATGGGTATTATTTTTCAAAAATGCCATACATTATCATAGAACATAATCATAGTTTCCCTATAGTCAAACCTATGTCGAATTCTATTATGGTGGAATATTACGACACGTGCGATGTGGTATAGTGAAATTCGTAAATAATTTAGTATTTAGCGTATATCCTTTTTTACTTTTACGAAAATACAATTTTTATTTATTCCTACTCTAAAAACTAACATAAAAACACTTACATAAAGTATTCCATCTCAATTAATGAAAGGGGAGTCTAAAAAAAAGCAACTAAAACAGTTAAAAACCATACATACCATAGACGAAAAACACTCAGAATTAACAGAATATTATGATAAGATAGAGAATGAAACTATACCGCAGTTACAGAAAGAAAAAGATGAGTTGAAAAATACCATCCAAACTTTACAAAAACACCAAGTAGATGAATATATGAATACGAAAGACAAAATTAAGGAAATCCATCAGAGAATCAAAATACTCAGACAAGAGAGGAAGAAGTATTTATTAAACAATTCTAGATTTATTTTTGATTACTTCGAACAGAAACAGCAGATTTCAGCCAGCACCGACCAATATGGCAGTACAGATGCTCTAAACTCTTTTTTCAAAATCAAGCTAGACGATACTAATAATGATGGAACCATTAATAAATATACACAATCCAAAATAAATACACAGCAATATTGGAGAAATGTGACAAATGAGTTTACGAATTCTCAAGATTATTACATTTCATCGGACACATGTGAATTTTGCAATCTAGGGGAAATGATCCCTCAGGATGAGGAAGGAATACTCATATGTAATAATGATAAATGTAGTAAATTTGTAACATACATCGTAGATAGTTCGAAACCGAATAACAAAGACCCTCCCAATGAAGTTTCATACACTGCGTATATTCGTCTTAATCATTTTAAGGAAATACTTTCACAGTTCCAAGCGAAGGAAACTACATTAATACCAGATGAAGTTATAGACTCCATTAAAGCACGTATTAAAAAAGAACGTATTACAGATTTATCTGAGCTTAATTATGATAAGATGCGTGAATTATTACGCAAGCTTGGATTAAACAAGTATTTCGAACACATACAATACATTAATTCATTATTCGGAATTAAACCGCCCGTGATGAATGAAGAACTACATGAAACGTTATGTGTTCTTTTTATTGAGATTCAAAAACCATGGGCCGTTCATTGTCCTGCTAATCGTACCAACTTTTTTAACTATACATATACACTTCATCAATTATGTGTATTGTTGGACCAAACACAGTACCTACCATATATACCTATGATGAAAGACCGAGAAAAACAACTAGAACAAGATATGATATGGAAGAAAGTATGTCAAGACTTAGATTGGGAGTTTTTCGCATCTGTATAATGTTTCTTGTAAATAACATAAACATTATACTATTATATTTAGTAATGAAAATGGTATATTCTTATCCTGTTGATTTAACGATTGAATACACAAATAACACTGAATTTCGTCAATGTTTGAGAAAAATATTTAAAATGAATTCTAATAACTATCCGGACACAACGAATATGGATTTAGACGATGAAACTATGGATGAAATGAGTTACGATGATGAATCTGCTACTGTTACAATGGACTATATTATGGAAACTACCAAATCAATACCCGAAATTATGAATCTATATGAGAAAACCGCGTCGTTTATGTTTTCAACTGACCCTACCATAGGACTTACTATTATGCTAGGATATGATTATTTAGACCTATTCCATAAATTATTACAGAAAATAGTAGCAGGTATTCCAACAGAAGAGTTATTACAGACCGATGTTTATAACCAGTTATACGCAAAAATTTATAAATAATTTTTCGGTGTATATAAAATATACATTATTATATACACCCATATGGCTTCTACACGTAGTAAAAATAGTGAAGGAGATTATCGTTTAGAACAAAGTTCAAATTCGGGAACATGTGACTATCTAACATGTCAACAAAATAATTTCGGGAATCCTACTACCTCTTATTTTGCCGGTAATGGATTATTACAAGGACGCGTCGCACCCTCTAATTTATCAAGTAATCCCTATGATATTGAGTCGCAATTATTTGGTATAGGAACAAGCAATATGGTTAAACCAAAACCATCTGTTAAACCTGTAATCCACGATTTAAATTCACTTAATATTTGTGATCGTCTCCAAACAATGGTCCCAGAACCATTAATCGTTGAAAAAGGACAGCGCCCTAATATCATGAATTAGAATATTTTTTCTGTGTTCGTCTATGTGATAATACATTGTTTCTGAATGTGATATTACGAGCGTGTTTCCTTTGCTTCTTTTTTTCTATCTCTTCTTTTGATATAGTATTTTTTACTATATCTGATTCCTCGGGTTTATTAGACGAAATAATATTCAGTATTTGTTCCATAAAATCCATTTGTATGGCATTCGAACCTGCTTTTTCGGGCAATTCTTTACATTCTGATATATTTATTTTGATGTATTCAGGTAAAGGTTCGGTCATATTGTTCTGTATTTTTATTGGTATTTCGATATTCGCAATGACATATTGAATTGACATTTTATGATAACATGTAATATCAATTTATATTTAACTTTTTTGTAAACTATATACTTAATTTACAATTTCAGCTCGTTCATCTATATAAAAGTCATTCTTCTCGGGATGATAATTTATATACTTTACCTGTTTTGATGGGGAATTCTCATCTTCTTCTTTCATACGCATTTTGCCTATGTAAACATATCCTTCGCTTTCCTTAGTTGAAGGTATTTTATATGGGTCATTGTCTTCTGCTGGCTTAAAACTAAACATGCTGCTTAATGACGAAATTAACAGTCCGAATGTTTGTTTTAACGAATCAAATTTTCCACTTAAATTTACGGAATATGGAGATTCTTCGGGCGATTGTGTTGGTATTGGTGTCTGGATTACTGCTGGTGTCTGGGTTACTGCTGGTGTCTGGGTTACTGCGGGTGTTGGTGTCTGGATTACTGCTGGTGTTGGTGTGGGTGTCTGTGATGAACCATTGTCTGACCCGTCATCACACGGTTCACCGTCACAACTTGTAATTATAGGATTTGATTCTAACCCAACGATTGGTGTGGATGGTGGAGTAGCCATAGATACAATTTTAGATTCTTTCCACTTATTATTATCTTGCGGTGTCAAATCAGTTTTTAAGGTTGTTCCTAACGTTTGAATCAATGGATCTACATCAAATTTTGGTTGATTAGACGTATTGACCGGTGAGGTCGACTTTGCATTTAGGGTTTGTTTTAATACATTTATCAATGAATTTATATCAAATTTTGGTTGATTATACGTATTGACCGGTGAGGTCGACCTTGTATTTAGGGTCTGTTTTAATACATTTATCAATAAATTTATATCAAATTTATCTTTTGGGAGCGTTACATCTGTGGTAGCAGCCTTAGCATCAGCCTCGACCTTAGCATCAGTGGCAGCCTTGGCATCAGCGGCAGCCTTGGCATCAGCGGCAGCCTTGGCATCAGCGGCAGCCTTGGCATCAGCGGCAGCCTTAGCATCAGCCTCGACCTTAGCATCAGCGGCAGCCTTGGCATCAGCCTCGACCTTAGCATCAGCGGCAGCCTTGGCATCAGCGGCAGCCTTGGCATCAGCGGCAGCCTTAGCCTCAGCCTCGACCTTAGCATCAGCGGCAGCC